ACCTGCGACAGAACATTGTCGGACCACAAAGAGTCCCACAAGTGTATCGCATAGGTCTCTTCCATATTAAACTCTGAAGCAGGTTTATGGAAGACGGACTGATCGTCCCAGTAGAACGGGCAGAAAGTAGCGCAGGGCAGTGTTCTGACGAGATTGGGGAACTTGTGGGCCAACTCGGCAGACAGGACCACAGACCACTCTGCCCAAACGCCGTTCATGCGGGACGCCATGCGCTCCAGCCAGATCTTCAGGAACGGGCTGTTCGCCGGGGTGGCGATGAACGCATTGGACAACGCGTGGCCGGTCTTTGACTCGTAGGACATGACGGTTGACCGCCCGAGGAGGCCGTCAATCTTCTTCACGAGCACCATGTCGTTGTCAAAGTAGATGCCGCCCTCCTGAAGCAGGATTCGGATCCGGGCGATGTCCGCCTTGTACTGGGGCCAAGGGATTTCCTTGCCCTCAAAGTGGGTGATGTCGTCAATCGGGCGAAACTTGACGTATGGCCGAATAGCCTCCCAATTCGGATTATCTACAGGCTCCTGCGTGCAGTGCATGTAGATCACGTCCGGCTGCTGCACCTCGTAAGCGGCGCGAACGGCCAGATAGTTCACGTAGCTAAAAGGCCGACCGCCGAAATAGAGGAAATGGACGACGTTCGGGGTCTCGCCCATCGCTGGCAGCGCTGCAGTGGCGACCTGAGCCTCCATGAAGTCCACATTGCCCCGAATGCGTGCGTCATCAGAACACAAAGAGAGGGCTTCCTTGGCGTATTGCAGCGCCTGCTCACGCAGGCCGAGAGCCCACCCCGAGATGCTGGCAAGGTCATGAGGCAGAGCGCCCCATGCCGCAGGATCAATGGTGTAGACCTGCGGGCGATCCTTGATGCTCAGCGCTCGCGTAGAATAGGCAAAGCACTCATTCCAGCGGCCCTGCTGGTGCATCAGCATCGCCAGCTCGCACCAACCCTCGCGGGTGTGCGGAGCCTCTAAGGCGGCATGATGAAATGCCTTCTCGGCCTCTTGAGCCTCGCCCATGGACGCATGGCACTTGCCAATGACGCGATAGGCGTAAGCGCGCTCATGGTCCCACGTCGCCGCCGGAAGCGCCAAGTAGCGCTTGCACTCAGTAATCGATTCGCGCCAGCGGTGATTAAACGACAGCTCTCGGGCGTAGTAGAACGCATTACGAGGACAGTGCGGGTCTTCCTTGACCGAAAGCTCTAGGAGGTCGAGGTAGAAGCCACGGCTCTTATGCGGGTCCGCGCCATGGACGACCATGAGCATGTCGCTGTGCGCCCAATCCTCCTGAATGCGGCCATCCGGGACAGGATACTCGTGGCAGGGATGGTGCCAGCGGTAACCGTGGCGAGCGTGGATCTTCTCGTAGTAAAACCGAACGCCGGGGGACCACTCGTAGCGATACCGCAAACGGGTCGTCTTCCCGAGAAGCCAGACGCGCTCCATCTCCTCGCGCCAGCCCGGCTGCAACATCTCATCGATGTCTAGGGAGACGCAAATATCGAAATCACGCGGCACAAGGGCCAGAGCAGCATTCCGGGCAAGGTCAAAGCGCCAAGGAGAAATGCAGATGTCGTGTACGACAGCGCCATGCTGTCTCGCCACGTCAGGAAGGCCATCAGTTGACCCCGTGTCCGCGATGAGGATCAGGTCCGCGTCCTTGGCGGACTCGCAGAAACGCGGAATGAAGTGCGCCTCGTTCTTAGCGATGGCGTAGACGCAGATCTTTGGTTTCTTCAGCTTATGGCGAGACGCCTCGTTGCAGTAAACGAACACGCCAATTCTGAATTGGCCATGATCAGACCACTGAGGTTCTCCAACATATTGCCAATCCGGCGCACCAAACGCCTCGACCACTGTCTCCACAGACCAATCGTCGGTGACGTGGATCTCGTAGGGGTTGCCCTCAAGGTCATCTTGCGGGAGGTGGCCGATGGGAATGCTGACAATAACAGTGTCAGCAGATGCCCGAAGCTTGCCGAGAAGAGCAATGGCCTCGTCTCTCGTCATGTGCTCCAGAACGTCACCCGCCACCGCCAATTCCCAACGGCGATTGGGCTGCCACTCGCGAGCATCTTGGAGATGGAAGGTCGGATAGACAGACCTCAGATCGTACTGGTGGACGTAGGGCTCCCACACCTCGACGCCAGTCCACTCCAAGTCGGGGAGTAGCTTGGCGTATGTGCCAAGGCCGCAGCCGATGTCCAAGGCTGTTTGCGCGCCGAGGCGCGAGACAACCCACTTAATTTCTTCCTTACCCGACCCTGAGCTGAACGGCATGATTTCCCCCTTTCAATGCCAATTCATCAATTCTGCGCGAACGGGGGAACCTGCGGAACGACCGGCGGGTTCTTCTTCTTCGCAATCTCGCCAGCAAGAGCCACCTCAACAGCCGGAAGGTCGATCAAAGGCGAGGTCTGATCGATAGCCCACTGCTCGGTGATGTCCGCGTATGGCGTGAAGCTGTCGGGGTTCGGTTCGCCAAGAGCCACGGTGCCGTAAGCGCCGGCGGTAATCCCACCCTCGATGGCGTCCAGACGCCAGTGAATGGTCTTCACAACCTCGCTCAGGCCGTCCTCAGACGGAGCCACGTCGAACTGCGGGAAGGTCCAAGAGTATGCGATAGCCATGCTTGCTCCCTTTCGGTTAGTTAGAGGCCAAGACCGTTGATATATGCTGTTCCAAGTTTAGTCTGTCCAGCCACTGTCGGGTGAAGACCGTCGCTGTAATCAGCATTTGTTAGCGTCGTCCTCAGATCGACTGTTGGAAGTCTCCGAGAATTGCTAACGAATTGGATTACATCGTCATAGTCGCTACGAGTAAAGCCCGGCAGGATGTACCACGATGCGGAGTTAGGGGTCGGCGGATACGTCAAGACGATTGGCGATGTGGGGGATACAGTTTGAATAGCGTCAATCAACGCATTTAGTTCCGTGAGATACGCCGAAGGGCTTATCCTACGATCCCCCGGGGGGCTGGCGGATACCGTATTAAAATACATGCTAACAGTGCCGAGAGCGATAACGTATACCGGGGCCACCGTTGGAGTGAGCGGGTCTGAAAGCGGGAAGATTACTGACTCGTGAATATCCGCCATGTCATTTGAATAATCATCAAACGTATAGGAGCCGCGCGCATTGATCTGCACGTTGATGTATCCGTTAGTTGCAAAGGTAGTGGGGTCAGGCGGTGCAGAAGGGGGCGGAGGATAAAAGTTTGTCGGGTTAATTGACAGCAAACGGCAAACCGCGCCGCCAGCAGTGTCTGTTCTGCGAATAGTGAAGCTGGTTGAGCTAGATCCCGTGTCGTAAATGAAACGGTAAATGTTGTTGACGCCGATGTTAGATCCGCCAACCGTAGCGACGGTCCCAGTCAAAGGGGTAAGACCCGGAGACGTGACTGTTGCGCTTCCCGATCCGGTCACTTTGACCATGATGGTCAAGTATCGCACAGGATTTTGCAGGGAAGAGGGCGTGACCTGAACCTCACTATTTAACCCGTTCAGTAAGATCGCTGGGTTGAAATACGCTGAAATCGAGGTCGATCCAACGGATTGGGAATTGTTCACATTGTATGTGCCAACACCGCCCGTCCCACTACCAAGAGAAACAATATATGTTTCAGAAGTGATGCCAGATCCAGTAGTGTTGCGTATGGTTTGACCGACCCTGATTGTTCCAGATGAAACCGAAGAGACGGTCAAAGTTGTGCCGGAAATGCTGCCTGTAAACACAGCGTCCACAATTTCGCGGCTATAAGTCGATCCGAAAGGCCCACTGTTTTGATACAAAATCCCAACCGGAGACTGTAACTTTAGCGTCACGCCATCTCTGTTTTCAATCAGGTCATCTGCATGTACGTTGCGCGATACCCACTCGTCGGTGTTTGTCCCGCCTGCAAGAACCGTATCAATTTTTTCCTGCATTGCCTTGGCGTAAGTTTGATACTGGAAAACTCCCCAGCCCCATGTGATTGAGTCGCCAAGGAGCATGAGCGTCCGCCGACGATTGGCAGAATAAAAGTTCGGTGTCGGGGCAACGAAAGACCCGCCAGCGAGCAACATATTGAAAATACTCATGGTGCGAGTCCTTAGCCTGTTAATACGAGAACCGAACACTCAGCTAACCCCGCTCCCGGAGATCACATAAACGTCTAAAGCCACACATACGAGAGTTGCCACCCCATACTGCGCTATTGTTCTATTAGTTGCAGGCGTCCCACCCACGCTAGTGCCGGCCAGTCGAACGGTCACACCCGTCCCCACTGTCAGAGTGATTGTCGATCCTGAATTGTTAAAGATCGAAACCGTCTGTCCGGGCGAGAAGCTTGTCGAACCATTGATCGTGACCCCAGCCCCACCGGATGAAGTAACGAGGCGTCCTGCATCATTAGCCACCAGCGTCGCGTTCGTGCTTGTGGGCAGCCCACTCGCAGGAAGGTCAACCCAAACGCCTCCAGCGCGAGCCTGAAGTCTCTCCACAGTAGAGTTGTACAGCACGAGACCATTCGGTGGCGACGCTATACCGTCGCGCTGCGCTGTCGTCATGCGCGGGGGTAAAAATCCGCGTGTAGTTGACGTAAGATCAAGCAATGCGACTGCGTTAGGGGTCGCCCCGATACCCACGTTGCCTGCGCTCGTGATGCGCATACGCTCAATGGGCGTCGTGCCGGTATAGAAGTACATGTCGGCAGTGACGCTGCTGGCGTCCTTGGCTGTAGCGATGGTGCCGATGCCACCCGCTGTACGAGCCACACCGCCAGTATCGGCTATTGTATAGCGAAGGCCCAAGCCATTGCCAGCCGCTGAGCTGGTGTTCGCCAAAATGGCAACCGGCTGGCTCAAGAACGCCGTCTGCGCGGAGTTAGACTGGGCCGTGAACCCGAGGGTAAACTCGTTGTGGCCGATGACGTTGAGGACGGCAGACGGGTTAGTAGCTCCGGGGCCAATGCCGACGAAGCCTCCACTCGTGATGCGCATGCGCTCCTGAAGCGAACCCGCACTGTCTGACGTATTAAGGATGAAGAACCCACCGTTTCCGGTGCCGTCCTGCTGCCCATAGATCTCCGAACGCGTCCTGCCGTTTGCGTAAAGATCAAGGATAGCGGTCGAGTTTGAAGACGTATTCGGGTTGTTGATCCGCAGCCGTGCGTCAACGATGCTTGAACCAGCGCCGGTTACCTCAAGCCTTCCGCCCGGCGACAGCGTCCCGATGCCTACGTTGCCGGCAAAGTAGTTATTCGCCGTACCATTGGCGAAGAAGTTCCAGCGCCCCGTGCCAGAGGCAATGTTGCTGTAGAAGCCGTAGTTGTTGGTGGCCCCCGTCAACGTGCTTTCGGCGTGGAAACCCATCTGGTTGGTTACAACCGACGACGCGCCGAAAGTCCCTTGCAGAGCATAGTAATGCCGCAACGTGCCGAGCGTGAACGAAGCTGCCTGCGTTCCGCCACCCGTCCTGAAAAGATCGGCACTCGACGTAACGTCGGAAACGACTGTTCCGTTGCTCAGAACACCAATAGCACTTGTGGCATTGGTGATGGCCCTACCCACTTGGAGAGAGGTGCTTGACGCAGGGGGCGCTCCAATACCCACGCTGCCCACGCTCGTGATGCGCATACGCTCATTTGCGCCATTGACTCGGAAAATTATGTTTGACGCAGAATCTTTCGCATCAATGTAAAGATTGTTGTCGGAGAAATAAGTTACTGCGCCTCCGGTTGCCGTAGTACTCCACACGCCGGAAGCGTTTAGGAAAAGCAGGCTGGATTGGTTCGATAGCATTACGCTACGTCCGCTACCGTATCCGGCGGCTGTAGTCGTCGTCCCGATGCCCACGTTGCCGACGCTGTCGATGCGCATCTTCTCATCGGTAGAGGGCGACCAGTTCGCAGCGTCTGACGCGCTGTCGTTATAGAAGACCAGCGCACCAGCGCCGTTTGCAGCTTGGCGAAGAAGACCGATAGCGGCCTTGGTGTACGTCGTGTCTGAGGCAAACTGAATGCCGCCGATGCCGGTGTTGCTATTGGAATTGATGGCAGTAATTCCGGCAAATCCCGTTGCATCAGTCCCCTGAACGGCCAAGCGGCTCCAACTGTTGGGAGTTGTCGTCCCGACCCCCACGTTGCCCGCGCTCGTAATCACAGCAGAAGGAGTGCTCGTAAATGTGCCTTTTACAAAACGAAGCGCGGAAGCCCCGAGACCAGAACCTGTAGCGACGATGTTCCATTCGTCGTCCACAGAAGTCTGACGCGAGACAATGCGAACGCTAGATGTTTGAACCGTTCCCGTTGACTGGACGTTGACGAAAGCGTCGCCGCTATCAACGACATCAAGTCTATAGCCGGGCGATGTAGTTCCCACACCAACGCGGCCATCACCCGTCACCACAAATGGGCTGCTATCCGGGTTCGCGCTGTCCTCGACCAGCAGCGCGTTACTATTAGGGCCCGTACCCGTTTGCGTAATGCGGACAAGGCTATCAGCCGTGGACCCAGAGACCGTTAGGCTCGTGCCGTCAGTCGTAATGCCCGCAGCACCCGCAAATGCGCCCGCATTGTTGTACTGGATCTGCGTGTTGGAGCCGCCCGGAGACGCGGTCGGGCCGGTCGGGCCAGTGGGGCCGGTAGGACCGGTGGGGCCGGTGGGGCCAGTGGGACCGACAACAGTGACAGGACCATTATCAATCCATGCCGAGCCGTTCCACACCCACAGACGACTGGTGTCTAGGGTAACGTATGCATCGCCGACATTGTTGCCCGCAGGCCCCGGCGGCAAATTAGCCGCCGTCAAAACAGCGCCTTTGTACGTAATACCGCCGCCAGCCGGGCCAGTGGGGCCAGTCGGACCCGTTGGACCAGCAACGGTGGAGCCCGGGCCGGTAGGGCCAGTGGGGCCAGTGGGGCCAGTCGGACCAGTGAGACCCGTCGGGCCTGTCGGACCAGTGGGGCCCGTAGAACCAGTGGGGCCTGTAATTCCGACAGACGCAGGGCCCGCGTCCTGCCATGCCGTCCCACTCCAAAGATACAAGTGGTCGTCAGACGTGACGACATATGCGTCGCCGGCGACGTTCCCCGTTGGTCCCGTCGGCAAGTTGCCAACCGTCGCCACAGTGCCCTTGTAGGTAAATCCCTTGGACCCCGTTGGTCCTGTAGGGCCGGTGGGTCCGCCGAGGTTTGCAATCTGCCGCGCCGTTAGACGGACCGACACCCCAGCCTGAACAGCTTCGAGCTGCTCTTGTCCGCTGACCGCGATTGCTGCTGGGAGGTTCGGTATCTGGACGTTTGACATCAGAGCGGACCTGTCTTTGGAACTGAAGTGTTATCGTAGGGCAAGCCCGGATCATTTCCGCCGGCGTCGTTGGGAACAGTAATACTTGTGCCCGGCTCTTGGTTCAAGCTTCCGGGCGCTGCGCCAGTCTGCTGCGTGACGCGCGTATTGTTGTTCTGCGTGATGCGCGTGTTTCCGCCCGGAACCGGGATGCCTGTCGTCGGATCCACCGTGTTTTGACCAGAGGTCACACGGTAGTTCGTCTCGGCATTCACGAAGTCCTGAACGCGCGGGTTCTGGATCGGAACAGGATCAGCAGGCACCACAATAGCGCGAAGCTGCGTCTGGGGCGTGTCGTAGCAAGGATTGCACACCAGAAGGCGCACGTTCTGGAGGGACGCGCCGCGCCAGTCAAACTGCCAGCGAAGATTGACATGGTTGTACCGAAACCCGCAGCGGTCACATATTGCATGCGCTCGCGGGCTCGTTGAACTTGTTCTGGCGCGTCCGGACTGGCTGGCGTAGGCCATTACGCCCTCCAATATCCTGAGAGCTGCGGCGAGATGTATTGCTGCGCCTGCTCAATGCCCTGCGAGGCGGCGACATCGTAACTCTCGTCCGCCTGCCCCTTGAGGGCAGGGGCAAGCTGCGGAGCCCAGATCCTTGCGAGGCGGTACGCCAGCCCGTCTGCGAACGCCTCCAGCCAGAGATACGGGATCTCGGGCTGCTCGCTGTTCTGCAAGTTGCTGTCCTGCAATCGCCGCACGCGATAGTATTTCAGGCTCGTCTGAGAGCCATCAGGCACCGGCCACAGCGTGACGGTCGGTGAGATCAGGCGGTCGAACCAGAACGTGGTCGGGAAGCCCTGCTGCGCCTTGTTCGGGTACGAGGCATACTCTGTGCGGCTGATGGGCAGGATGATGCGGTCGATGCCCTCAGACACGATATAAGCGTCGAGGATCATCACCGTATTGGCGTCAACCGGATAGGTCGCCGTGCCCTGAACCAGCGGCGTCGTGATGAGATCCACACACCAGAGGTTCACTCCCATATTGGACCAGCGGGACAGCATCATGTTCGTCGCCATACGCGCCGAGTCCATGTGCTCCTGAAGCAACGCAGTCGGTCGCACGCCGATGTTCTGATAGGCGTACAGAACGATCTCGCCGAGCGACGGGTTGAAGGTGTATGTGCCGCTGGTCGCCATGACAGCTCCTTACTCGGAAGCGTCGTTTTTGACGAGAAGGATGATGAACATCGAGGAGCAAGCGTTGTTCGCAGCATCGCCGACGGCCTGCGCCTCAATCGTCGTCTTTTCAGGCACAGCGAGGGGGTACTCGAACGTATAATCAGCCGCGCTGTTATTGACGGTGACCACCGCAGCCGTGAGGCGAATGTCGTTGGTTCCGCGCGTCATGAGGCGGCCCGTTACAGCATTCGATCCGGAAGCCTGACCGGACGAGAACAACCCCTGAGATACGTACCCCGTGTACCCCGCCGGGACCGTGTAGCTCCCGGTAACACGGGCGTTGTAGTCGAACGCAATAACGTCGTAAATCGTAGCGGGGACGCCCGCCGTGACGGTGCCCGTGCCGAAATAAATCGTCCCCGCAGCCGTATTGCCCGAACCTGCCGTCTGCACATAGCAATTGTTGATGTGCAGGTACGATTTCGTCGTTGTTACGGCAGTCTGCCCGTTCAGCGTGACAGTCTCGCTGATCACGTTGTGGTTCGCGTCCAGCCCTTCGAGGTAGACGGTACGAGCACCCGTTCCCGCAGACGTGTCCGCAGCATTGCTGGAGCTAACCGAAAGCTGAAGAGCGGCGGCAGGGAAGCTGAGGATGCCGCCTTGGGGCCACACGGTCTCAACAGACGTGTCAACATCGGGATTGTAGCCGAAGACGACGATGGACTGATGCCACGAGATCTGGCCTCGCGCTACCTGAAGTTCGAACGGCTCATACCGACCGCTCTGCGTGATTGACCAAGCTGTAGTGGACATATTCAGTCTTCCTTACGCTTGCCCGAGGGGCTGACAGGCCACGTCTTCCGGGCCGAACTGGTTTTCTTCCGTGCCATTGACGCTTTGTCCTCCTTGGACATGGAGGCGGCAGCGGCGGCAGGACGACAGGCCGGATAAGGACGCTTACCCTTTTCGCCTTCAATCCTACCACATTCTTTACCAGTTTTCACATCACGCCAATCTTCGCCAAACCATTTCCCCAAACCGCCGCCAGAGGCTTTATTGACGCGATTGTCATCGCCGGACCACTTACCGCCCTTGGACTTGTACCACTTGGCCGCCCATGCGTTGGCGTAGGCGCTCGGATATACGTCAAACTTGGCGCGGGCCGCTGCCTTGGCGCGACCCCAGAGTCCAGAGTTTTGAGGCTTGGAGGCCATATCAGCAGTCCCACTTCTTAGCGACAAACTTACATATTTCAATTACCTGCGCCAGATCTGCGTCTGCTTTGAACGTATTGATTGAGTAGCAAACCAACCAGCAGTTTTCAGGCGTATATCCTTTTGAATTATCTATCCGGTCAACAGAAATCCCGTTAAAGAGCCTCTTTCCAGTTCCAGCCGAAACAACCATACGCACTCCACTAATAGCGCATGACCATTCTTGCCGCTCCAGAGCTGACAAAAGCCATTCAGTGCTGATTAAAAAATCCATGTTCTTTTTTTTTGCACGGAACTTGGCACTGTTCACAATATGAGCTGCGTAGACTTGCAAGTTTTTGGTTCTTGAGGCTACGCTTCGAGAAAGCCCGTCATTTCTTTTTTTGTTGAGATCTTCGTATTTTTTCATTCTTTGCTTGTAACACGTCTTGCAGGCCGCATGATATTGAACGCGACCCGTTGCTTTTAGGACTGTTTTGTAAAAACTGCTCTCTGGAAGAGAGCAGCCGCATTGTGTGCAGCAGCGAGTTTTTACAAAAACAGCATCAATCACGGGCAGTTCCACTTTTTAAGCGCTTTGTTGATCCGACTGTTCGGATCAGCAGCCGCAGCAGCGCCAGTTAATTTGCGCTTCATGCCGGTCATTCTAGCACAGAATGACTTCTTTCGCGATCCGCCCTCGGGCTGCGGGCGCTTAATATCGTGGCCGGCTGCGCGAAGCGACGCGCGGCCCTTCTCATTAAGACCGCCGCTTGGATTTTTGCCTTCAGCGCGGGTCCATGCCGGTGACTTCGCCATCGCACCCTCCATGCAAGTGCGGGGGCTCAAAGGCCCCCGCTCCCATTACTGAAACGCAAGGGAGGAAACGCTCAGTAGTGGGAAGCCTTGCCGCGAGGCGTGCCGGACGAAGCCGAGGAGAACACGCCACCACCGCTCTTGCGAGCCGGACGCTCGCAGTCCGCAGCAGAGGACATGACCTTCTTGGACATGCCGCCCTTAGCGTACCCGCCGGCCATCTTCTTGGCGGCCATGCCGCCCTTCTTGAAGCCGTTGGTCTTCTCTTCGGCTTCCTTGATCGTCGAAGCCTTACCTTTGTAAGCACCCATGGAAGCCTCCTATTAGGCAGTCAGGTTGCGGGCCTGAACGTAGGTCACGGTGATGACGCCAACGCCAGTGCCAGTGTTTGTTGAGGTGACGACAATTTTGCGATCCGTCGTGCCAACGTCGATCCAGTTGCCGGCGCGCGTAGCGTCGGTTCCCGGAGTCGCCGAAAGCGGACCAACAGCAGCTCCGTCGAGAGCACCTGCCGCCGTAAGGAACGTGGCGGAAGCAGTCGTGCCGACGCCGAAGGTCGTCGCCGCACCAGACCAAACAGCCGTCACCATCACATCGATGGAAAGGATCTGGCTGTTCGCAGGGATCACAATGTCAGTCGCACCAGACGCCTGCGTAACAGCGCTGGACTGCGCCATAACGACGAAGCCAACGTTTGTAACGTCCTGCCCAAGGGTGGTTCCCGTGGTGTTGAGAATGTCGCCAGCCCTGACGGGGCCGGTGAAAGTAGTAGTGCCCATTTGCACCTCCTGCACGAGAATAACCGCGTTGTCTGTGCAGCGTCCGCTAGGCCGGTCAACGCGGTTGGGTGCCTAGAAAAAGGCGGGGCTTTTGCCCCGCCTCGTAGCATCAGGTCGGGAGCGATCCGAAGATCGAGCGCCAGTTGTAGTAACCGAAGCTGTAACGTTCGTAACCCTTTACGAGAAGGTTATCTGTTACGAAATCAACCTGCATGTCGGTTTCAAAGCCGACGCGCTCCATGTAGGAGAGGCCGTCGATGTTGGTCAGCAGGAACCACGCACGGGCCGACGTAAGGTAATCGTTTACCATGTAACCTTCCGGCAGGCCGCCCGAGGTCATCATGATAGCGTTCACATCGTTGTCGGCAGTGCCCGGACGCAGCTCCGTCTTCGTCAGACGGATAGCAACCGGCTCAAGCTGCGGCGGGACGATCAAGCGACGACCGCGCGCGAAGACCTTCAGGCCAGCCTGATCCTTGAAGTTCGTGCGGATGGCAATCATGCCATTCAGCAGCGTGGCTTCGTTAAGATCGTTGGTGGCGTAGTTGGAAATCACGCCGCCATCGATGGGATGCGACGCCGACACAAGAGCGACGCCGTCACCGCCAACCGACGCATTGTAGGTCGTTGCAGTGTTCAGCACGTTAGCGCCGTAGATTTCCTTGGTCTGAGCGAAAGACTCGATCAGGCCGAGGTTCGACGGGGCGAACTGGCTCTTGTAGAGGTTGTCGTCGATGGCCTTGCGAGTGATCGCGTAGCCAAGACCGATCTCGACGTGCTCTTGGTTGTAGACGTAGCGTTCGCCGGCGCTGTTATCAAACGCCGTCTGACCGCCTTCCGTCTTCAACTGAGCATAGCCAAGGAAGCGCATCTCAGCGGTGCGCTCCAGAGCCATCTTCGAGTTGTGCTTCGTGAAGATCTTGTCGTACTGCGACGGGATCTGCTCGTACTTGCCTTCAATTCCACGGAGACCGGGGAGGAGAAGGTCTTTAATGGCGGAAAGATTAACAGCCATAGTAACCTACTCCCCTTATGCGAGGCCAGTCGGGCCAGCACCGTTAGTGCGGCTGGAGGCGTTGTTGAAGGCGACGATCACGCGGTTGTACTCGGACGCCGCATCGGTTCCCTCGGCGGTCGGGGGCGACTCGATGAGGCCGACAACGATGAACGGATGTGTGACCGTGGTGGCGAGCGTGGCGACGTTCACGGAAGCCGTGGACAGGCCGTTCGCGGTATTGCCGTTCGGCGTACCCGCAAGGCCAATGCCATACCCGATGTTGACGTACTCGCCGATGTTGGCGAACGCCACAGCAGCAGTGCCGCCGCTGTCCGAGGACTGAACCTCAAACTGCATCTGCGGGTTGCTGTAAAGATACGCTTCAACATCGCCGTTGGCGTCAGCGCCGGGCCAATAGTTTGACCAGACAGTGCGCTTCAGGGAGACAGAAACGTACTTGCAGCCCGAAAAAATGCCCTCGCAGCGGACAGTGCCGCCGGCGGACATCTGGGTGATGTACCCAGTCGTCAGGGGGATTACGGGGTCGCCCTGAAAGATCTTCGTCGTGTTGTCCGACTTGATGTAGCGAGTAGCAAGCTCGTAGGTCGGCGCAGCGCCATTACCACGGTAGGGAATGAAACCGAAGGGTGCGTTTGTATTCGGCACGACGGTTCCTCCTTCTTACAGGAAGCTCCGTCACCTCACACCGGGGAGGCTAAGGAAGCAGGGATAAGCTATTCTCCCGCGCCGGGGGGAGAAATGAGTGCAAGCGCACCCATAAGGCTGATCATAATACTGTTCATTTCTGAAAAGTAAAGAGCCGCCCGGAGGCGGCTCTACTTGCTGTCACCAATCAATCTTTGGGGATTGGTATCGCCTCGAAGGATTTATTGATCTTCGGGGCCACCCGCGAGTCGTCTCGGGTCATCGTCCCGTCCGGAGTTGAGGCAAGCTGCTGCTCCTTTACCCGGACCTGCTGGCGAGCGCGCAGGAGATCCATGCGGCGAACTTCCGCCGAAATCTCGGACGGGCGCTCCATCAGCACCATGCCCTTGCGCTCAATCGTGCCCTTAGTCCAGTTCTCAGGCATCATCGACCGATGGCGAGCGCAGCGATCAACCGGGACAGGATCCCAGCCCTCGCGCCTCAACTGGACGGTATAGGCGGGATCTTCCTGATTGAAGATCGTGTGGCGCTTCCACTCGTAGGTCCAGCCGTCCGGAACAATGCTGGGCGGGATGTAGAACTCATCCGTGCCCTCATCGAGGCCGCCAAGATGTTCGCGGATCTCTTCGGCGCGCTTTCTGGCGCGCTCGCGCGGATCCTCTTCTTTGGGGTTAGCCCGCAGCGGCGGACGCTCTGGGGCTGCTTCGACGCTGGACGCCGCTTCCTGAAACTTGCTAACGCGAGGCATTCTCATCTCCAAGGTTTAGAGACGCCCTTCCTTCTGAAGCAGCATCTTGTTACGGGCGTATTCTTCTTCGGTCATGCCGAGGTCGCGGGCCGTCTCGGCCTCCGCGCGGGTCAGGCGCACCGTGCCGGGGCGTTGGCCGCTGGCGTTGCCAGCCCTCGTCACTGGGGCGGCGGGAGGCGCAGTACGACGCTGCACCGCCTTGGCCGCCGATGACGTGGCGTCGTCGTCGCTCTCAGCTTCCTGCTTGGCAGCCGGCGGGCGACGATTGATCTTCAGCGTGTCCTCGACAAAGCTGAAGTAGTCGTCGGTGTCGGGCTGCATTCCGTCCGCAAGGGCCAGATTGTGGGCCGCCACCATCTTCTGATACATGCGCGGATCGGTGACACAGTTCGGGTTCTTGCGAATCCAATCCGCCGAGCGGGGCGAAAGCTGGCTTGCTAGAGCCTCGACAGGATTGACCGGATCTGGACGCTGCGGCTTGGGAGCCTGCTCCATGGCCGAGCGGCCCCTTTCAAGCTCCATGAGGCGCGCAGCGTTGAGCGAAAGCGCCTCTTGGATCTCGGCGGTTTTGCCGTAGTCGCCAACAGACAGCGCCTCGCTGTAGGCACGCTTCAAAACCTCGTTATTGCCCTTCACAGTCTCGATGGCGTTCTTCACTAGCTGCAAATGGGTGTCATGCACCTCATTGCTGGCGTAGTAAGCCTGCTCTCGGGCCATCTGGGCCTGCTTTTCGGCCTCCGTACGGGCCATGCGCTCATGTTCCAAGCGCATTTTGAGGTCTTTGATCCCGTCATCGGGCTCAAGTTCCTGTTTTGCCTCTACTTCGACCTCTTTTTCGGTCTTTGCGACCTCTGGAGCGTCGTCTTCGACCTCAATTTCAAGCTTTTCGTCGTTGTTGGACATGTTTTCCTCACCAAACCTGATCGGGATGCTCGATACGAGCGCGCACCGACATGTCGTCGAGCATCCGGCAGAGCGTGCCGTTCACCGTGATGTTCCAACCGTCAGACGGGCGGAACACAATCCAGTCGCCTTCCTTGATTTCGAGGCCGGAAAACCATTCTCCGTCCTTATCAACAAAGGCTGTCGGGCCTTTCCTGATGATCAGGCCCACTTTTGACTGGTAGCGGTCCTCGTCACGGGCCCTGTCGGACAGAAAGAGGCCGCTTTTGGTCTTCTCGGGGCGGATGTAGACCGCCACAAGCACTTGCATGTTGAAGACCTCAATCTTGGAGATGTCCCCAACCTGCTCCAGAAGAACTTCCTTTGGATCCTTCTCGTGCAACATCGCGATGTTAGACATTTTGTCTCCCTTTATTACTGCCGACCGAACTCTTTTCGGTTGCAGCTATCTTCAGCCAAGCTGAAAAGTTCGTCCTTTACTAGCCGGAGGCCAGTAATTACCCCAACTTTGTGTCGGTAATCGACGAAATCAACCACGCCCATGCCTGTGCCAAGACTTTCTGTCCTCTCTTTGATCTCTTGTTCGATGATTTTTCTAAGTTCATGCGCGAAATACGCGCTGAACGTCTGCGCCATCGCCAATCTCCCCTTGAAAAGGTAAGGGGCGGCTGAGTACCGAACCAGCCGCCCCCGTTTATCAGCTCTTGCGCGCTTGGATTTCCGTCTTTTCTAAGCGCCCAAGCCCTGATCCTGCGCCCGCGTCCATATCCTTGTAGGAGCGGTAAACTTTTCCGCCGGCCTTGCGCGCCTCGCGCTTGCCTTCGGCAATCTCGGTCTTCTGCATGCGGCCCTCGCCGGATCCAGCGCCAGCCGTCATGTCCTTGTAGGACTTGGCGACAGTACGACCGCCGGTCTTACGGCCCATGGGGGCGGGCATCCCCGGAGGGGCCGGGGGCATGGGCATTCCGCCCATCGGAGGGGCCGGAGGCATGCCACCCGGAGCGCCGCCCGGAAGGGGCACGGGCACGCCCGGAGGCGGCATGGGCGGGCCACCAGCACCCTGCATCGTCTCGGGGCCGGCGGGCTTGCCAGCGCCAATGATGATGTTGATGTTGGTCTTGCCCTTGGCGCGACCGCCAGACTTGCGAGCCTTGCGGCCCTCGTCCTTGTCCTTGCCGCCCATCTCGCCCATGGCCATGGCCGGGAGGACACCGCCCATGAGAGCGCCGCCGCCGAGCTTCTTGGCGCGACCGCCGTTCTTCTTGCCGTCGCCGTCGTCTTTGTCCTTAAGCGACTTGGCAAGGTTGATGCCCATCGCGAGCGGACTAAGCATCGAGAGCGCGCCACCAAGGTCTTTACCGGTGCGACCGCCCTTCTTGTACGGCGTGCCCTGAGCCCCGGAAAACTCCATGGCCTTCGGCTTCACCATGTTCATGCGCGGATCGCCCATCGGACCGCCCATCATCTTCTCGGCGCGACCGCCCTTCTTGTAGTGCTGGGCCTTTCCGCGCGTCGGCTTAGAGGCGGCGGCCTGCTCCTTCTGGATCTTCTCCTGCCCGGCGAGGGTGGTGGCGATCTTGCCGCCGTCCTTGCGCGCCGTGCGACCGCCAGACTTGCGGCTGCGCATGAAGGCCGCAGCCTCTTCTGCGCTCATGGTGGACGTGTCCATGGGCGGCTTCGAGGTCGAGGGCTTCGGCTTTGCAGGCGCTGCGTTCTGAGCAGCCTCAAGCTTGCGACGGTAGTCAGCATCCGTCATGCGGTTGAGCTGGCGAACGTTGCCGCCATCCTGCTTCTTGGCTCGCCCGCCAGACTTCAGGCCACCAATGTGCTTGATGCCCTCGCGCTCTTGATTGGCCGCCTTGGCGTCGCGGTTGATCTTCGCCTTGGCGTACTCTGCCGCCTCGGCCTTCTCTTCGGCCATCGCCTTGCCGCCAGCCTTACGCTGCGCACGACCAAGGTTCTTCGGGGCGCTCGCGCCCTCGACCTTGCCGCCAGACTTGTACGCCCGGCGAGAGATCGGGCGCATGCCCGTCTTCACTTCCGCGTTGAGCGGCTCGGCGGGCGACCAGTCAGAGCTATCGACCTTCTGATCCTTCTCACCAGCGAGCTTTCGGGCCTTGCCCTTCATCGCCTCGCGGGCCTTCTTTGCCATGTCAGACATGCACGTCACTCCGGAGTTGACGGGGCGTCCCCCGTTGCCTTTTGGCGGGGAGAAATATACACTGGGAAGCCGATATTACGAAATGGAGATGAAATATGAGCCACTCTGAAGACAAGAATAGATCCGAATTGAGAGACGATATTATGGACCTCGTCCTCTCAATCTATTTTATCGCAGCAGAACAGAAGGGGTGGACAGAGCCACCCCCCGAAGTTGAAAGGACGATGCACGAGATATTTGAGCTCGTGTCAGTCGGGGTCGGCCTCAAGGAATGAGCCCTCGGCGCTTCAGGTCCATGTAGGTACTCAAGCGATCAACAACCTCCGGCGTCATCCGAACGGCGGGGGCGCTCATCCGGTACGAATACGCAAGTTGCGAATCATTATCAGCAAGTTGCGGCTTTTTGCTGATCTGGTCGTCAATCCACTCCTTGTTTATAACGCGCATCGGCACGTCGTATTCAAAACCGCCCACGTAACCAACCTCCGGATCAGCAGCAAGCTGGTGTCGATATGACTTGTGCGGGACGGCGGGGCTGTAAATGATACGCCCGCTAGGATCAAGCTTTGCAATTGTGCGCCCGGCACTGTAATCCGCAGCGTGCAAAAGCGATGGATCGGTGATTGCAAAGCGAGCCGCCCCAACGTCCGGCATCCCCGCGCCTTGGAAGGATGATTGCCCCATCAGCTCAGCCACCTTTGTTCGAGCCTTGCCGGGTCCGCCGCCGTACAGGTACTCCTGCAAATTCGGGCTCTTCAGTCCCGGCCAGTCTGCATACGGAGCCCACTTGTTCGCGGTGTTCGTCCGCATTTGGTTATCGAACTCTTTAATCGTCGCCGCCTTCGCCTTGCTGCTCGGCAGAAGTCCAAGCAGCGCGTCAGTCATGTGATGGGAGTAGTCTCCCGACCGAGACCCCATAGCGACATACGACAGATATGGGTCAAATCCGGCATTAGCCTCTTCTCTGACCTTGTTTGCCAGCGTTTTGATAACGCCAGCATCGGAAGCCCACACTGCGCGATCAGGGCCGCGAGCCGCGGGTCCATACATGAAGCCATGGCCACCCTGCAATTCAACAGGCTGCGCTAGGGGCGTCTCGTTCACCGCCATCAAACGAGCCCCACTGGCTGTACGATCTCCAATGGCCGGAATTAATGACGCGCCCTCAAGACTAGAGGGGTCAATGAACCTGCGCGGGATACCCTCATCGGTGATAGCCTGCACTGCATGCATTTCTCCGAGTGGTCGCGACAGAACCGTGGATGAGATGGAGTGCTGTTTGCGCGGATCCCGCGCACGCGCCGACTCTGGAACATGAAACCCATATTCTCCAGCCTGCGACATGAACCTTGATGACGCTGGGCGCTCTGCCGTCCGAACAAGGTCCAGAACCTGCTGGACCATCCTGCTCTTGCCCGCCTCCGCCTCCTCCGGCATCATGACGGCGGCACCAGCCCCGCCAGCCGCCACGGGCGCAGGAACACGGCCCAGCACGTCGCGAGCCGTGTCTACAGCCCTCGCGCCGGCGTCATACACCGCCCGGCCAGCCGCCATGATGGGCTTGCGGGCGTAATAGGCCGCAGGCAGGCCAGCCGACAAGCCGGCGGACAGGTAGTCCTCGTTGCGGAGGGCGTCTGAAAAGTCTGAGACCGCCAGCGGAATGCCGGCGGGCGTAAGATCCGCCACACCCATGCCAAGCGTGCCGCTGCCCGGCAGGCCGCGAGATCCGGCCACGATGTCCGCGATCCGGCTGCGCACGATGCCGCCATCGCCGGCAATCGCACCGCCAAGCACGTCACGACCACCAAGCTCCAGCGGGCGCACGGTGGCCTCGCCCTCGCGCAGCGGGCGCTCACGGAACCGGCGCACGGCGCTCGCCCAGTTCTCGCCCATGGTCGCCGGGTCCATGACCGGGCGATCCTCGAACGCGCCGAGCTGCTCCAGCGTAGCGCGGCGGCGGGACTGTGCCGTCTCGCCCCCATCCGCCATCACCTGACGCCCGACGTTCGGCAGGTACTGCGTGGGGTACTGGTCTTCGAGGAGGCGACCACCCTCCGCCCGGTCAATGCGCGGGCCGCTGAACTCGCCCGTGTTGCTGATAGCAGACTTAATCTGCTCGGGATCGCGCAGGATCACCGCAAGGTCCGGGTTGCTTTCGGGCAGCCATGCGTCGTGCCCCTGCGAGCGAAGCTGGTCGAACCACTCGGACTGGGCACGCTTGTAGTTTGGAGACATTGCAAAGTCAGGCAGTGCGCCAGTGTAAGGGTTCTCGGCCCGAGCGAACACGGGGATCACGCGGGAGGCGGTGTTCGTCTTTTCGTAGCTCCAGCCCGGCCCCGGACGAAGGCCCATGCTGTCGTTCTGGAGCGCATATTCAGAAGCCTCTTCGGGGTTCTTGGTCAACCAAACGCCGTGACGACCGACGTTAAACTGAGGGAAGTCTTTGTCCTTTGAAGTGCCATGGAAATAGCGGTCCTCAACGCGAGAGGACGGGATCACGCTCTTCCCGCGCCACTTTTCCATCTCCGGCGTGTTGAACAAGTCAGCGACAGCCTTGAGTGCCTTTTTGACGACTCCGCCCTTGTCGAACCCCTCGCGCGGCTCTTCCTGCCCCGGCTGCGCCATGCCGAGGCCAACAGCCCCCGGAACCATCGTAAAAAGCGGCAGGCCCTCTTTGATCTTCTCGCGCATGGTGGGGGTGATGTTGAGGGAGGGGAGCTGCCTAGCCTGCGGAGCCGGAGCGTCGGAACTAAGTTCGGCCATAAGCTCAGAGTCACTAAGGCGCGTCGTGCGCGCATCACGGACTGGCGTCGGGATGCTCACTGTCCCCAACTGAGCGTTCGGATCCATCGGGCGCACCAGCTTTTGAAGCTGCTGGGGCACGATCTCATCGTAGAACTTTCGCATCCCCGCTTCGCGCTTTTCCCCACCGCCCGGATACCGAGCGGCTTGCGGCGCACCCGGCGTCCACGCCAATGCGTCATAGTTGCCTTCCGCCGCCTCGCGAAGGGCGCGCTTGAGGGCGAGGTCGGTCCACTTGGGAGTGCTCTCGACAAACGGGGCGGAAGGAACGCCGCCAAACGACGGCTTGCGAGAATCTATTTCTCGCACTTGGTTAACTAAATCGTCGCGACGAGAAAGCATTGCTGTGAATTCAGGATTATTGCGGGCATTGTCGTAATACGCATTAAGCATATCTTCATATTCGCGCGGCGACATTTTGCCGGGCTGGAATCGTGGGGCCTCTCCGCGAAGAGAGTTAATGGCGTCCGCCGCCTGCTGCAATTGACGCTGAACAGCGTCGCGTTCCGCCTTCCATGCATCAACGACAGCAGGGCTATCATTGAACCCACGCTTCCGACCTTCCTGCGCCCAGTCAGACTGAATTTCCTCGACATGCAGAATGCGCCGTCCTTCCGGGTCGGTTCGATCCTTCAAGCGAAGATGCGCGAGGATGTTGGGGTCGGGGTAGTGTTCAGAAAGGTAGTTGTTGGGATCGACTCGGCGCATTCCCTGCCCGCCCAGCATCGAAAAGCGAGCCGGCTCATCATTTTCGACTTCCGGCCTCTTTAACAGCAACTCACGATAGTTCTCGCCACCGGGGAATGTGTATCGCTCGAACTTGGTCGGCTCCTCACGAGACATTCTATTATCAATGATGTCGTAATACTCGTCAGAAAGCGCTTTATATTGTGGATGCTCAGCAGGCACGCGGCCCGCCGCTATTTCACGAGCAACGATTGCTTCAATTTCACTATCTATTTCCTGCTTTCGCGCCTCAAGAGAAGCTACCCTCGGATTGTATCCAAGCACGCTCTCATCAACCCGCACCTCATTGCGCCGCAGAAAGTCCGCCACCTCGTCGCGGGTGACGCTCTGGCGGCCCTTGGCCCAGTCGTCAAAGCCGGTCCACTTCAGTTCGTCCGGCTTGACACCCTGCTTCAGGAGCGCGGCCCGCATCTGCTGGGGCGTGCCCTTGGCCTGCGGGATCTTTGACGCCTCTTCCGTGGCGCGGGAGAACAGGCCCAGCGGGTTGAGTTCACGAACCGCCTTCAGCGCCTGCTGGACAATCTTCTCACCGGCCATCTACGCTACTCCGTCAGCGGGGGCTCGTTGCTTTGCAATCGCTGCAACATAGCAGGGTCGAGCATATTCTGCACTATGGGAAGGCCCATCGGGTTCTTCGCGATGTCCTGAGCAAGCCTGACCGCCGCCAGACGCTCGCGGCTCTCGCGCTCGCGCTCGCGGCTAACGCTTTCTAGCTGCGCGTCCTGCTGCTTGACCGCCATCTCGCGCTGTCTAAGCTGAAGTTCGGCCATTTTGACAGGGTCCATCTCGCCGCCGGGCTGGCCCTGCACGTCCGCCATGGTCTTCTGCACGTCGGCCTGCGCACGCATGGTGTCGGCGTCGGCCTTCTGCTTCTCGATGGCCAGCTTCGCCTTAGCGTACTCGACCTCGGGCGGATCTTTCTGCTGGAGCGACGACGGCGGGACCATGAATTGCTGCGGGTTGGACCAGCCCATGGCCTGAAGGGCCGCGCTGTCGATGGCAATCGGGTCGTAGAGCGACGGGCTCGCTTGCTGGAGCTGCTTCAGCCCCATGATCTTCATCATGCGCTGCGTCTGGCTCGCCGTGTTCGGGTCCGCCTGCGGGACCAGATCGCAGTCGTTGATGGCCTTGAGGAACGTCTGCTCGTCCCACTGCATCGAGGGCTTGGCGCACCTCTGCCAGAAGCTCTCTGGGTGCTCCTTGAAGCACCGCACTAGAAGCTTGAACTCGTCAGCCTGCGCCGCGTGCATGCGCTTGTGGACCGAGTTCAGCACTTTCGTGGCCTGATCGATCATGGCGAGCGTGGTGCCCACGGGCGCGTCGGCCCGGCCCTCGCCCACCGCGATCTCAGCCGTCCCACCAATGCGCTGGCCCGTCTCGGCCATGTTCTGCGCGAGGTTCATCAGGGCGGATCCGGGCTCCTTGTAGGGGAGCGGCATGATCGCCTGATTGATCGGCATCCCGCCAGTCTTCACGAGCGCGCCGCCACCCGGCGGCACTCGGAAGATGTTGGTGTTTTGCCTCCCGCCCATGTCGGCCATTAGGAAGCCGGGGAAGTTGGCGAACATACCTGCGTCCAACATTTCGCGCCATGCAGCAGTCACCGCGTTTGTGGTGTTGCCCAGAATGTGCAAAAGGCCAATGTCGTAAAAGCCGAAGCCCGGAACGAACGTGTACTTCACGAAGTTCACGCGCGCCTCGGGAAGCTCCGCGTCGTCCTCATCGTAGTTGCGCACCACCGAGAGGATCTCGCGCGACGACACGTCGATGGTCACGCGGTAGGGGATTTCGAGCCCCGTCTCCTTGCCCTTGTAACGATGCTCGAAGCCGCGAATATCCAGCTCGCAGTAGCACTCGTAGATCTCGCGGTCCCGGTCGTCCGGGTTCGTGGCCGTGTCAGAGATGCCCTGCGCCGACCGCTGGGCGCGCTGCACGGCGTCCAGAGCCGCCGAGCGGGGCTGGGACAGGTCGATGTCGCGATAGACGCCCAGAAGCTGGAGCCGCTTGACCGTCGAGGGCCGCAGGTACGTGCGGTGCGTGATGCGCTTGGCGTTGCTCAGGTCCGTCGCGGCATTGCTGACGATCAGGTCGTCCGCGTCCACGGTCTCGCTCACCGGGCGGTTTCTGAGCGGGCAGAAGTACACCTTCTTGAACGCCGTCCCGCCGAAGCCGAGCATGAGCAGCATGCGGTCGGTGTCAGGGTAGTACTCGGACGCCGTGTCGGTCAGGTAATGGTTCAGGTCTCGCTCCAGCGCGCGGGCCAACTGGTCCTGCGCCAGATCGGCGTTGTTGCTGTCGTTTCGGATCTTCACCGGGCCATCGGTCGGCAGAAGCTCAGACCGGGCGTTGGCCTGAAAGCGAAGCACCGCCTCCAGCAGGAGCGGGTGGCGGACCTTGCTCATGCCCTCGACGGGCGCGCCATCGGACGCGCCCTGAAGGCCGGGGATCTCGATCTTGAGGCCCAGCAGGCTGATGCCCTGCGCCCGGTCGTCAATCCATTCCTGCCGGCTGCGGATGTCGTCATCGATGCCGCGCAGCAGGTCGTCGGCGATCCGCGCCAGCTCCATGCCTTCGATCTGGTCCACCAGATTGTCGAACCATCCGCCGGCCTTTTTGGCCCCCGGCCCGTCGATGGGCTTGCCGTCGAGACTGACCGTGACCGAGCCATCGGCGTGATCAATCCGCAGGATGTTGCCCTGAGTGTCCACGTCGGGCACGTCGGTGCCGGCCTCGATAATGACTTCCGGGAGTTCCGGCTCAGGCAGGCCGGGCAGGCGGATGTTGGGGTTAACGAGACCGGCCATTGTTACGCCTTTTCAGAAAGTAAAAGCTCTATTTCCTCGACAAACAGCCGAAGACCTTCCTGCGCGGCGAGAGTATCAGATTTCGCCTGAATGGTATAGACGCGGACGTAGTCGTGGGGCTCGTCGCCGAAAACCTCGACCCGGAACCGTCCAAGCTTGAACGGACTCGGGTTTTCTTCCACGTCCACGATGGCGCGGGCAAGTATTCGCTGGGTCACAATTCCTACCTCCATCAAACCGGATACAACGGCGCGGGAGCGCCGGCACGCTGCATAAGCTGGTCTTCAATCTCCGCCGACCGTTCCGCAGAGCGGGACAGCATGCCAAGCTCGCGCAGGTGGCGCAGCGCCATGGCCACAGTGTCCACCAAGTCGTCGTGCTTGCCCTTCGGGAAGACCTCGCACTGCTTGATGACGAGATCCGCCCAGTGCCTGTCCGGGGCGTAGATCAGACCCTCCGAGAACAGGTGCTGCACGCTGTAGAGCCGCGCAAGCTTGTCTATCGCCCCCGGATTGACGAGCTGTACTGCAAAGTCCTCCGCGCCGTAAAGGCGGCGCAGCTCCTGCGCCACCGAAATGCCGGCGGCCTTGGACTCGATCAGAAGCTTGTCCACGCGCATGCGACGGCAAGAGGCGTTCACCTTCTCGACCAGCTCGGCCAGCTCGACCCGCTCCTGCCATGCCGCCATGAGCATGACGCGGGGGGCGCCCTCGACGTAGTAGCGCTGGATCTCGGCGATGCTCTCGCCATCCCGGCTGGCGACCTTGTTCGCCAGTGCGATGGTGTTGTCGCGGGAAAAGACGCCCCAGATGGTAAGCGCGCTGTAGTCGTTTTCCTGCTTGGTCGTGTAGGCCGTGTCCAAGCTGGCGATGACGAAGTCCATGGGCGGGTAGGCGTCGGCGTCCCACGGCTGCCACCAGCTCGCCTTGATGACGCCACCACCTCTCGGCGTGGGCTGCTGCTGAAACTGGCCGGCGGTGGCGTAGGGCCCCATGACCTTCTCGTCGCGGTCCACTACGTCCTTCGGGAACCGGGCCGGGAACAGCAGCTCGCCGTCCTCCGTGCGCGGATCCTCGATGCCCAGCTTCGTGACGCAATGGCGCGTCTCGTCATACCGCATGGGCAGCATGATGTGGTCGTAGCCAAGCTGCTTTTCCAAGATGACGCCGGAGACATCCTCCTCGTGCAGGCGCTGCATGATGACGACGATGGCGCTGCGGATTGGGTCGTTGAGGCGGGTCGGAATCGCCTCAAGGAACGTCGTCACCTCATTCTCACGCAAGGCTTCGGACGAGGCGCTGTCAACCGAGTGGGGGTCATCAATGATAACCCTGTCACCACGAATGCCCGTCAGTGACGTAATCGCGGTGGCTATACGAAATCCGCCAACGCTGTTCTGAAAATTGAGCTTCTCGTTCTGATCCTTGGCGAGCTTCACGCGGTCACCCCATCGCGCCTGATACCAGTCGCTCGTGATTAGCTGACGCATGCGCCGGCTGTCGCGGGCAGACAGGTTCTCGACCTTGTGCGCCGCGCAGACGTAGCGCAGATGGGGCATGTTGCGCGGCCCCCACTCCCACGAGGGCCAGAAGACGTTGACGATGAGCGACTTCATCGTGCCGGGCGGCACGTTGGCCAACACGCGGTTGTAGGGCTCACCATCAATTTCGACGCCGTCTGTGATTGCTTCAAGGTGCTCGCAAATGAAGTCGATGTGCCAACCATGCACATACGATATTCCCGGCTCAATGACGTGCCACGCCTGCCGAATGAACTCGGCCAGCGACTCTTCGCACTCCGCCTTGGAGATTGAGAGTAGCTGGCCCTCGATGTCGATGAGCTGGCCGTTTAGATTGATGATCATTTGGCCCACTTGTGCGCAGCGCACGGCGCGTGACATATCGCCAGATATGTCTCACCAGTCTTTGCGTCTCGCCAGCAGGCGAGGCGCATAGCCTTTCGGTGACGAAGCGTCTGTGTGTAGACGAGGTCACCGTCAGGCTCCTCGTAGCAGTAGCCGTTGGCGTCGTCGCGGTCCGGGCGGCGCAGCCAGCCGTACTGCCAGTGCCATCCAGTTGAGACGAGTTCGTCGAGCATCAGTTAAGCGTCCCTTCAGAAACCATTCCGAGCGACTTGGCGATCTCGTCGGGCGAGAACTCCTCAACGCTCTCCAGCGCGTACTCAGCCACCTCATTTGCGTTTTTTGGGTTTTCGATGATCGCCATCAAACATGCCCGCAAGTGAATCAGGGAGAGCATCGATGCCACATACGTAACAAGAAAATCTTTGGGGTCCGCCTTCATCTCATTCACGGCTTCGTTGAAGGCATCATTCAGTTCTGACTTATTCATCCCTTTTTCTCCTTTGCCGCCATCAGCGCCAGCTTCAGCGCCTCGCGCTGCGCCGGCTCTAATTGGGTCGCATCCACGACAATTGCTTGCGTCTGAATCGGGCCGCCGTTGTCGCCGGTCACTTCCGTGCGCGTGCGGTCACCATACATGCGGGGGGCCATCTTCATGGCCCGCCACTGCTTCGTAGACACTTGGAGCTTAACCTGATCGATATTGTCCTTCGTCGCGCTCTTCGCGAGATCGTCGATTTCATCGACCAGATAGTCAGCCAGTGCTTCCCGCGCGCGCGCACACCGCGCATAAAAATCGGGGTGTCTGTCAAACCATTTATACACCGTCACGCGCGGCGGCATGCCCGGATCTTTACAGATCGCCGTCATGCTCTCGCCCTCGATCATGCGCTGGACGATCTTGTCAGCGACTTCTTCATTGTACGTTGACGGTCGTCCAGCCTTTGCCACGCTTACGCTCCCATCTTCCTGATGATCCAATCGCCAAGCTCACGCGTGCCCATTGCGATGATCATGGCTACGACAGCCGCCAACACCAAGGGCCACGCAAACATATCGAACATGATCTCGCTATCGTTCCGGTCACCATGCTCCAAGACGTAAGAGACGACGGCTAACGCAAACCCGATCAGCAGATATGCCGCCACGGCCACAGAGATCCAGACAGCCATCATTTGCCCCTCGCGCGTTCGATTGCCGCCTGCCCCAGCGGAGTGTCGGCAAGCATGCCCAACTCAGCCATGTAGACTGCCATCACCGCCTGCTCTTCGCGCCGCTTGTCGCTGTCCTGTTTGCGCAGGGAGACGATCTTGCGCAGGATCTTGGGATCGAACCCGTGGCCCTTTGCCTCGGCGTAGACCTCCTTGATGTCCTCGGCCAGCATAGCCTTTTCGTCTTCAAGTTTCTCGATACGCTCCACGATTGACGCTAACTGATTGTTTTCGCCTGCCATAACCATCTCCCAATTTAACCTTACCCCCAGAGCCTAGCACCCTCCGAAGAAAAAGACAAATTGTCCTCGAAAGTTGTTTGCACCCGAAAAGATTTCGTGTACAAAGATCCTGCCAACGCAATGGAGATTACAGATGCTCAAGATTCACGCAGACACCTTCACCGCCACCACCGCCCCGTCCCAGTGGGCCGAGGAGTACGGCTGGAACGAGGGCACCGTCGAGGTGACCTTCGAGGGCAAGACCAAGCGCGTCCGCTGCCTCGCCCCCGACGACAAGAGGTCCGAGTGGACCATCTATGGCCTCTGCGCCCGCTACGCCACCGGCACGAAGGTTTGGAGCGCCTCCGTCCGCCACGACGGCAACCGCATCCTGAGCCTCTGGACCGGCTTCGAGAGCCGCTCGGGCCGCCACAGCCAGCCCCGCCTTGTCGGTTTCATCGACAACGTGAACGCGGCGCACATCTCAAAAAGATAAAAAAGGGGGCTCAGCCCCCTTGCACACGAAAAGATTTCGCGTATAATCCTAATCACTGAAACGCACACAGATGGAGATTACAGATGTTCAACCCCGACACCGCCGACCGTGAACTCGCCGCCTGCGTCTACCCCGTCGAGGAGCTCTGCCTCGACGCCGTCCTCGCCGGCGTGATGTTCAACGGCGAGCTTCAGATCGAAATCGAAGACAACGACTGGTACATCGACAGCGTGACCGCCACCAACGCCAAGGGCGTGACGCAGGCTTACCGCTTCGGTCACCCCATCTGCGAGGCCGTCATCGCGGCAGTCATGGCCGACCGCAAGCTCTGCGACTCGATCTACCAGTCCTGCGTTGAGCACGCCGAGTGGTGATCCTCCTCACCGCCCACATCAAGGCCCTCCGCGAGCGTATCGCGGAGGCCGAGTGGCAAGACGAGCCCGCCACCCACCTTCGGACAGAGCTTGCCATCGCCCTCCAAGCGCACGAGCGCGGAGAGGTCTGGCATGTCCCGTTTTGAACGGTACACGGACGAGACCATAGTCAGCTACATCTGCGGGGAGTGCGGCAAGCCAGCCGCCTCCCCGATTACGTTTGAATGCAAGTGGCGCTTCATCGGCTGGAACAAGTTCCGGGGCGACCTCGTGGAGCACGTCGAGACGTGGCGAGGATCCATCACCTGCCCCCACTGCAACGCCGACAACGACGCCAAATGGCCGCGCGAATATCTTGAAACTTTTTGGTGCAATAGCGATTGACAAGGCGAAAAGATTTCGCCTATAGTCTGAACGTCAACACCGACACACACCAATGGAGCCCAATATGAACATCTCCCTCGCCGACCGCTTCGCCGCCCTCAAGTACGAGATCGACGCCCTCACCAAAGAGTTCGACAAGGTTAAGGCCGAGATCAAGGCCACTGGCCTTGAGACCATCGTTGGCGAGAGCGCCATCGTCACCGTGTGCCTGTCCGAGCGCCGCACGTTCGACGCCAAGACCGCCAAGACCTTCCTCACCGACGAGCAGGTCGAGGCCTGCACCAAGGTTCTCCTGATCGAAACCCTCCGCGACAAGCCCAAGGTCAACATCAAGGTCGTCGCCTAATTAACCCGGCGGGGTCTCGGCCCCGCCAATGGAGATTAAAATGACACAACACGAAAAATACCAAGCGCTATGCTTCGAGGCCGTCATTACACTGGACAAGCTGGTCGCGGCCTTTCGGCACTTCATGCACGGCTCTCTGACCAAAAGAGCCGAAGACAATTTACTCGACGCTCTTAGATCCAACAGCGACGAGTTTGAAGATCTTAACCTTGTAATCAAACGCACGGCATCTGTGATGCAAGACATTTACTATGACTTGACCGGAGACACATCGACACTCCAGTCGATCAAGAAAAAAGTCGAGGAATTAAATTCAATTCTGCACATTGGCCGGTCACATCCCGACGGGGCTTTTCGCCGAATTGAGATGATCAAGACCGCATTTGACGAACAGGCTCTCCGAAAGAAAAAGAAAGCGGAGGCTTGACCAATGACCAGCCTCCACATCTCCGGCCACCACCGCGACTACAGCTACCACGTCCGCCACACCATGGGCGACGAGCGCGCCGACGTGGACATCTACCACCCCGATAACATCCAACACTACAGCTTTGAGCTTGCGGTCATCTCACGCTCCCCCGGCACCCTTCCAGAGGCGCTCAGGGAGACCGTACGCTGCTGGATAGACGGGATCTACAACAGACTAGGCCTCTAACCACCAAGGCCGCCAGCGACCTTCCTAGGGCCTCTGGCGGCCATTTCACAAGGACACCACCCATGAGCCCCGACGAACTCCAGACCGCCCTCCTGCGCCACGGCCTGTTCCAGAGCGACCTAGCCAAGATCTGCGGAGTGACCACCAAGACCATCCAGAACTGGCTCCGGGGCAGGCAGGACATCCCCCGCCCCGTCGCCCTGATCATCATGGCCCTAGACGAGGGCGCCCTGTCCCTGCGCTGGCTGGCCCAGCACATTGACCGCGCGTGACGCCGCCGAAACCATTGGGCCTGCGTGCTCTGAATATATTCCCATCATGACCTCGCAGGCCCAGTCATTGAGTTCAGTCCGAAGCTCAAGCAGTGGCGCGTCCCGGTTATATATCCTGCCCTGATTTACCCCGAGCCAATAGTTCGCCTTTGATTTTACCGACCCAAGAGAGAAGACCTTGAAGTTTACATATCCGTCCCCAAGGCATCTTAGGCTATAGTATATAGTCCATTTAGCGCCATCACACTCAACAAACCTCTGCGACGGAATCCACTCATCCCCATTCGGCGGCGCGCCGCAAAACTTACGCTTCTTTCGCATCACATCCTCCTTTTTAACAGTTATCTACTTAGTGCCCTAATCTAACTTCTGTCAACTCGACCCGCATCGTCCCCCGGACTGCGGACCGGACCAATCCGGACTCCCCACGTAGTGGGGTAGTCTCCGCACGGCTGGTCCGGATCGGTCCGGTCCTGTCCGGGGGAGGCGACGCCTTGCCCCCTACCGGACTAGTCCGGAAAAGTCCGGTCCGGTCCGGTGGTCCGCTAGATCTTGACCACGTTTTGTAAGCATGGCCGAGGCCATAACATCATTGATAACGATCCAGCCATGCTCATGTGCTTTGATGAAGCCCGCGTTGATCATCGACCCGATCAATTCTGTCCCTTGGCCGGGCTTCAGCATCTTCTCAATCATGTCCTTTGTCTCGCCGTCCTCCCGCAGCTTCTGCTTGAGCCCGCCCCGGCTCAGGTAGGGCGCGTCCTCCCTTAGCTCCGCCCCGGCGTCCCACCAGATACGCTCGAATGTTTTCCTATTCGCCTCAACCTTGCTCTCCTTTTTGCTGACCTTTTGGACGCGCACTTTCTCATCCGGAACCGCCACGCAGGTCGTGGCCGGGGCCCCAAACTTGGTCTCGCCCATCTGGACGACCTCCAGCCTGAAGGGGATGTCCTCACCCTTGGACGGCAGCTCGCGCTGCTTGGTCACGCTGGCCGTCCGGTCGTCGTTTACCTCCGTCACCTCGATCTCAGTGTCGATGTGCGCCCGGATGCCCGACCATCCTCGCGCGCCGCGCGCCTGATCCTTGCCGCTGTGATGGATGATCAGCACCGCCGCGCCAGTGGCCTGCGAGAGCCGGTCGAACCGGGCCATGACCGGCCCCATGTCCTCGCCGCTGTTCTCGTTGGCCCCGGCGCTCATGCGCGCCAGCGTGTCGCCGATGATGAGCCGGACCCGCTCGCCCTTGAGGGCCTCGATGTCCTTGACCGCCGCCAGTACGTCCGTGACATCCTTCTCGCCCGAGTAGAAGTTCAGCGGGACCGGCACCATCGCGAGCCGCTTCAGGTCGCACCCGTGGAACTTCTTCAGAGCCTGCATTCGCGCCCGGATGGATCCGGGGGCCTCGGAGGCCAGATACAGAACCAAGCCGGTATCCACGCGCCGGCCATAGCAGGGCTTGCCGGTCGCCACCGCCGTCGCCAGCGAGAGCGCAAAGAAGGTCTTGCCAGAGTTTGAGTCGCCGTACAGCACCGTAAGGCTGCACAGCGTCAGCAGGCCCTCGACAAGCTCGTCGGGCGGCTCGTAAGCGTCCCCGAGCTGGTCGCCGAAGACGACTTTGAGCTTCTCCAGCGGGTTCTCTGAGGAAGCCTGATAGAGGAGCGCCTTCAGATCATGCCCGGCCTGCACGTAATCGTTCGCGTCGCCCGGCTCCGGCGGCATAATCACCTGAGCCCCGTATTTTGCGGAGGCCTGATCGGCATACTTCTGCCCCGTCCCGGACTTATCGTTGTCCGCCACGATCACGATTGCCTGCGTGGGGCCGAACCGCTCCCGGATCTCGCCCGTCACCGGAACCAGATTGCTGGCCGAGTACGCCACGACGCAGGGCCGCCCCGTCACCTCATGAATGGTCGCCGCAGTCGCGAAGCCCTCGGCGATAAAGATGGGTCCGGGCTCGTCCGTGATCCCGACCTGCCAGTATTTTTCCTTCGTCTGGCCACTTGGGTGGTAAAGTTTTCCACCGTCGTGGGCGATGTATTGCAGACTGGAAAGTTTTCCGTCTGAGCCATACAGCGGCACGATCAAGCGCCCATCGCCAGTGACCCGAGCCCCGTGAGGCTGGACGCCCTTGCGCGCCAGATAGGGATGATCCGGGCTTGCGGCTGATGCCTCAACCCATATATGTTCAACTGTGTTGGCGGCGGTCTCCCGGCTCTTGGCCTGTTCTGCGTCCCGAGCCGCCTTGGCCTCCGCCAACCGCCGAGCGTGCGCCATTTCCTCGACCGGCGTCAGAGTGCGCCCGATCTCCGCCCGCCAGTTGTATTCGATGCTCGCTCGCCAGCAGCCGAATTTTCCGGCAGGTATCCCGTCTGGAAAAATGACGTACCAGCCAGTCTTGTCGCCGTGGCCGCCCTGACCCTTTGTGCCCGTCCTAAATCTGTGAAGCTTGCCATCGATGTGTATGGGGTGGGGTGGCGTCAGCCCCGCCGCCTGCATTGCGTCGGCAATCTGGTGTTCGAGGGGCGCGGCCTCCTGCTTTTCCCCAAGCGTCAGCGGGCCGCCAAAAATACTAACAAGATCAGCCATTCAGCATCCCCTTTGACTTAAGGTAAACCATGACTCGCATGACGGTGGAATACCTAGCCTCGCCGCCGGCTGCGATCCTGTAAAGGGTGTTCGGGTGGACGCCGGCCTCTCGCGCAACCTCCTTCAGGTTCAGCAGCTTGAGGATTGACCTTAGCTGTTCGATTTCCATTTTGCCGCCTCTTGTGATTTTTGTTCCAAAAGCTGTTTACACGATAACACGAATGGGGTAAAGATCACTTATCGCCGAACCGGATCAACCGACGCGGCGGTGGAGAAACAAACCGATGAACAAGACCCAAACGATTAAAGCTCACAGATGGATGTACAGGCTCAAAATAGTTAAATCTCAAATAGATCAAATGCGCATGGACATCTATTTAGATTTAGAATGCAAGTCTGAAGATTACATAGAAAGCGAAAAAGGAAAGCAAAAAAGCAAAGATTATTACGACTTAGTTGACATCGGAGTTCGCATCGATGCGGCGATCAACGGTCTCGAGAACTTAAGCCTCACCCCCACCTAACGGGACGACCAATGACAACATCTGACATGTTTGTGGTCTTCGGACCTGTGTGCGTGTTCGCGCTGTTTATAGCTGCGGCTTTTGAGATTGCGCGCTTCAAGGGGAACAACTGAAATGGCTATATCAATCAAAAGAACGCGCGACCTGACCAAGAGCGGCGTCAAGCTGCTCGTGTACGGCGCGGCAGGCGCAGGCAAGACCTCGCTTATCACCACGTTGCCTAAGCCCATCGTTCTGTCGGCGGAGGCTGGCCTGCTGTCCATTCAGGACGCTGACCTGCCATTCATCGAGATCAACACCATCGATGACTTGCGCGAGGCGTATGTCTACGTCACCGGCGACGCCGGCGCGGAGTACGAGAGCGTGGCGCTCGACAGCATCAGCGAGATCGCCGAAGTGATCCTCAACGCCGAGAAGAAGATCGCCAAGGATCCGAGGCAGGCTTACGGCGCGATGCAGGAGCAGGTTTCCGACCTGATCCGCGCATTTCGCGACCTCCCCGGCAAGCACGTCTACATGAGCGCGAAGCTGGAGAAGTCGCAGGACGAGATGGGCCGCATGCTCTATGCGCCGTCTATGCCCGGCAACAAGGTCGGCCAGTCGCTGCCCTACTTCTTTGATGAGGTTCTGGCGCTTCGCGTCGAGCGTGACGCCGAGGGCAACACCCAGCGCGCTCTGATGTGCGACACAGACGGCCTGTGGGCGGCCAAGGATCGCTCCGGCAAGCTTGCGCCGTGGGAGGCTCCGGACCTCGGGGCGGTCATCGAAAAGATTGGGGGTCGGTGATGATCGCCGAACTCTCCTCTCAGTGGCTCGCCGCCAAGGAGGCCGAGCGCGAAGCTATCGAGCTTCGGCGCTCTATCGAAGACAAGATAATTGAGGAGCTTCGTATTTCCGAAACCCTTGACGGGACAGAGAATTGGACCGCCGAGGGCTACAAGCTGAAGGTCGTCGGTCGTCTCAATCGTAAGATTGACGCCGACAAGCTGCAAGAGCTGGCCGTCGAGGCCGGCGTGTACGAGCATCTCGCGAACTTGTTTCGTTGGAAGCCGGAGATCAACGCCAAGGCGTGGGATGCGGCGGATCCAACGATCACAACACCGCTTCTGGGGGCGATTACGACGACCCCCGGACGACCCTCTTTCACCATCGCAAAGGAGTAATAAGCATGGCCGACCTCGGAAAAACCTTCCTCGCTGACGACCTTCCGTCTGGTGGAAATTACGATTGCGTTCCGGCTGGATGGTACACGGCGACCATTCACAGTGCGGAATTGAAGCAGACGAAGGCTGGCACGGGCCAGTATATTGCCATTCGCTACGACATTACCGGCCCCTCGCACCAAGGCCGAGTCGTGTATGGCAACATCAACACCGAAAACGCCAATCCCAAAGCGGAAGAAATTGGCCGCCAGCAGCTTCGGTCAATCATGGAGTCGATTGGCGTCCCTCGCCTGAGCAACACTGACCAGCTCATCGGCGCAAACCTGAAGATTAAGTTGAAGATCAAGAGCGATCCTCAGTACGGGGACAAGAACGAAGTGAGCGGGTTTGGGGCGGCTGGATCAAAGCCTGCTGTTTCTGCCCCCGCGCCAGCTCCGGCTGCGAAGCCGTCTTCCGCGCCCCCGTGGGCTCGCTGATCTAAAAGCGCCGGGGCTTCGGCCCCGGCAACACAAGGGGAGCGTGGAAACGTGAAGACTCATCTTTATAGGCATTACAATGCAAAGGGAGAGCTTCTTTATGTGGGAATTTCCCTTAGTGCAGTGAATCGCCTTGGTCAGCACAAAGATCATTCTCACTGGTTTGAATCAATAACCCGAGTTGATATTCAGCAATTTGGTAATAGAAAAGATGCGATGGACGCAGAAACTTTGGCAATTCGCAATGAAAAGCCAAAACACAACATAAAAAAACAGCGCAAAATATCTGATGAAATAGAGGTGCGGATTAAATATGAAAAGGTTTACGCTGAACACGAAAAAAGAAATCTTACAAAAAAAATTATAGGCTTTGATGCAGTCTATACTCTTGAAGATGTTGGGGCTCTTCTCAAAACTGGCGTCTCTTCCGTAAAATTGCTCATTCAAGAAAAAAAACTTGGATCAATAATTTTACCTCCAAAGAGGCAAGGTCTTACCGCTTATGGAAAGCCGTTTCCTCCAAGAGAAGTTGTTAGCGGATGGCAGCTTATAGATTACTTTGAAACACTGCACACGGAATCAAGGGGAGTACAAAAACCATGACTGACGACCGAGACATCTGCGAGCGGCTGGAGGACACCAGCTACGACGGCGCGTTCGCCATGCGCCGCGACGCGGCCAAGCTGATACGGACGCTGCGCTACTACGCGGATCGGCTGGAGGACGATCTTCGCGTGGCTGATCTGGAAACGGAGAGCCTGCGCAAGCACATCTCAAAGCAGCAGATCGACATCATCACGCTGGGGCAGGAGGTGGGACGGCTGCGGGAGGCGCTAACGCCTTTTGCCAAGGCTGCTGATGCTTTGGACACAGATGGGTGGGAGGGCAGCATCGAAGGCTCACTTGCGGAGATTACGGCGGATGACTGCCGCAAAGCCCGCGCGGCCCTTGAAGAGGGGAAGAAGTGATGGAAACTGCGACTCGCCTTTGGGAGATGAGCGAAAAGATAGAGAGCCTGTCAGACGAGATCGAACGCCTGCGCAAAGCTCTGGCAACCTACGCATGTCGATGCGGCGATGGCGATTGCTACAAAGACGAGTTTGTCGCGTCATGCGGGCGCTCTGCACGCGAAGCAATTGAGGAGAAGAGTGGATGCCCGACAAATACAATCAAGTAGGCGTCCACTGCCCACACTGTCACGACACGCGAAGCGGCGTGGTGATGACGCGCTCGCATGATGGAAAAACATTCCGCCGGCGCAAATGCAAGACATGTAAAAGTCTGTTCACCACAGTCGAGCAGTATGTCAGCGGAAACATGACAGCCGTTGTAAGGGGAGAACAAGAGAATGGCTCCGATACCGCCGCCTAAGAATGACATCGTGCTGCTGATCGACAAGGCGCATGAGGACAAGCCTGATCGTCCGCGTCCGCATCTTGGCGCATCCATGCTCGGACATGCCTGTGACCGTTGGATCTGGCTGTCATTCCGTTGGGCGGCACGCGAGAAGTTCTCTGGTCGCATGCTGCGCCTGTTCCGGCGCGGGCACGCCGAGGAGGCGACGATCATGAAAGATCTCGCAATGACCGGCATCGACTTCTCCAAGCGGCAGGCGAACGTGAGCTTTGGATCGCACGTCTCCGGAAGCGCCGACGCCATCATTGAGGGTGGTGTGCCCGAGGCTCCGCAGACCCGCCACATCGCTGAGTTCAAAACGCACAACAAAAAGAGCTTCGACGCGCTGGAGAAGGAAGGCGTATTGAAGGCTAAGCCCGAACACTGGGGCCAGATGCAGATTTATATGGCGGGAACATTCATCGAGCGCGCCCTGTATGTGGCGGTTTGCAAAGATGATGATCGCTACTACACCGAGCGCGTGAAATTCGACAAAGAGGCCGCAGAAAAGTTGATCGCTCGCGGCAAGAGACTGGCGCTGTCGGATGAAATTCCGCCGCCGATTTCAACGGATCCGACGTGGTACCAATGCCGCTTCTGCCCGGCGCACTCAATGTGCCACGAGGAACAGCCGACGCAACACGTCAATTGCCGCACCTGCGCGCACTCGACCCCGAATGAGGACTCGACGTGGAAGTGCGAGCGCTTCGACGCTGAAGGCATCCCGTTTGAGTATCAACTGAAAGGCTGCTCCTCGCATGTCCTGCATCCGGACATGGTGCCGTGGGACGCCAAGCTGGGCGATCCTGACGAGTGGTCGGTGACCTACACCATCAACGACAAGCCGGTCGTGAATGGCGAGGGAGGCTTCGCGTCCACTGAAATCGTCGTCAACCCAGAGGGCTGCGCCAGTAGCGTGGTGAGCGAGATCAAGAGGCTGTGGCCAGATGCGAAGGTGGTGAAGTGACTACTTAGATCCTAAAAAGGAGGTTCGGATGATTGAGTTTGATGCTGAAAAATCAATGCAGAATAAAAAAGACGGGATGGAGAGAGTTGCTGCCTCCAACCTGCCTTGGATGGAGGCGGTGCGAAATCGACTGCGTGAAGTTTTAAAAGGAAGGGAAGGCGAACTTCTCACAGGGGAAGACATTCGCGCAACTCTCACTGAGTTGGGGCTTGAGCCCAATCACCCCAACGCATGGGGATCGCTTATAAAAACCTTGATAAAAAAGAAAGTATTGATCCCGACATCTCAATACAGGCCCATGAGAGATCCTCGAAGCCATGCTCGCTCCACTAGGATCTACATTCTAAACGCATGGAAATCGGTGGAGAGCGAACCATGAAACTCCGCGATTATCAGCAGCGCGTCATAGACGAGCTTTACGCTTGGTTCGAGGCCGGCAACGGCGGCAATCCGTGCCTCGTCCTCCCGACCGGCGCAGGCAAGAGCCACATCATCGCCGCGCTCTGCAAGGGCGCGCTCCAGACCTATCCCGAGACGCGCATCTTGATGCTGACGCACGTCAAGGAGCTGATCGAGCAGAACTCCGAAAAGATGCTCCAGCACTGGCCCGGCGCTCCGCTGGGCGTGTTCTCGGCGAGCCTGCGGCGCAAGGATCTGGAGGAGCCGATCACCTTCGCGGGCATCCAGTCCATTCGTGACCGGGCCTCAGAAGTTGGCCACATTGATCTGGTGATCATCGATGAATGCCATCTCGTGTCCCACAAGAACGAGGGCGGCTACCGCAAACTGATCCGGGAGCTGACCGACATCAATCCGCGCCTGCGCGTCGTGGGGCTTACCGCAACGCCGTACCGGCTGGGCCATGGCCTGATCACCGACGAGCCTGCGCTATTCCATGCCCTGCTGGACTCGGTCAGCATCGAGGAGCTGATCTACAAGGGTTTCCTCGCCAAGCTGCGAAGCAAGACCACCGAGAGTAAGCTTGACGTGTCCAAGGTTCATCAGCGCGGCGGCGACTTTATCGAGTCCGAGCTACAGGCCGCCGTGGACAATAAGCTCACCAACGAGGCCGTTGTGCGCGAGGTCATCGAGCGCGCCGGCGACCGCAAGGCGTGGCTGTTCTTCTGCACCGGCGTCAAGCATGCCAACAACATGGCGCAGATACTCCGTGACTGCGGCATTGAGGCTGAGTGCGTGACCGGCAAGACGCCCAAGGCGGAGCGCGAGCAGATCCTGAGCGACTTCAAGGCCGGCAGGATCCAAGCGCTCACGAACGCCAACGTCCTGACGACCGGCTTTGACTACCCGGACATCGATCTCCTAGCCATGGTGCGCCCCACCATGAGTCCCAGCCTGTACGTTCAGATGGCGGGGCGCGGCATGCGTCCCAAGTCCCACACAGATCACTGCCTCATCCTCGACTTTGCGGGCGTCGTGGAGACGCATGGGCCCATTACCGCCGTCAGGCCGCCCAAGAAGAAGGGGGAAGCGCCTAGTGAGCCGCCAGTGAAGGTCTGCGAGGCGTGTGGCGAGCTGTGCCACCCGAGCGCAAAAGAGTGCCCGTCTTGCAAAACGCCGTTCCCTGCCCCTCCGCCGAAGAAGTGGAAACTGTCCGACGTTGACATCATGGGGATGGACGGTTCCGTCCTCGACGTGTCCGCGTGGCGCTGGCGCAAGCACACTAGCCGGGCGAGCGGCAAGGAAATGCTCGCGGTGACGTACTATGGCGCACTGTCGGACCCGCCAGTGACGGAGTACCTGACAATCGGGTACGATGGGTACGCTGGAGACAAGGCGGCGAAGCAGTTGCGCTCCTTGGCTCGTAGCGCAAAAGTGCTTACCATTGAAGTGTCCCTGAATTTGCGACCTCTTGACTCCATCGTCACAGACATGAATGCTGGCCGGCCACCAAAGCAGATTGAATATCGCCTCGATGGGAAGTATTTTCGCGTGATTAAGAGGGAGTGGAATGTTGCAGAAACCGTCTGAACCCGACTTTGTCGTTGCGTGGCGCGAGTGGACCCGAAAGGGTCCGCCGCGCTGCTGCCATACATGCGAATTCTACAGCCCCAAGGGCGAGTGCGGCGCTTTTCACATGGTGCCGCCACCAGAGTTTGCTGAAAAGACAGACGCTTGCGAGAAGTGGACGCAGGAGCTTCCTTGGTGAGCGAGCACTTAGAGCAGCGCGAGTTCGTCTCATGGTTCCGCAAGAATCATCCCGGCGTGCGGATCTTCGCCATTCCCAATGGCGGGGCCCGCTCGGCGGCCACCGCAGCGCGACTGAAGGCCGAGGGCGCGACGGCTGGCGTCCCGGACTTGCTTATCCCTGCGTGGATGGTGTGGATTGAGATGAAGCGCGTAGACGGCGGCACGCTGAGCCAGAAGCAAAAGGACTGGCGAGAGTATCTGACCTCAATCGGCCAGACAGTAATCGTGGCGCACGGACAGGAAGACGCAAAGGCTCAATTAACGTCTCTGCGGCGCTGATTGTCCATCTTGTAGTACTGGTCCCAGCGGATCCGCCCGTCTGACTTCAAGACAATCGGCAGCCGCCACTTGTGGGGCACCTGCCCACGCTGTCGCCACTTGGCGGTGGCGTACTTCGTCACCCCAAGCTCATGAGCAATCTGCTCAATCAAGTCCCAATTCACCGCAGCCATACATCACCCCGCATTGAAAGAGAACCTAAGACAATTTGTCTGTGTGGTCAAATGCGAGACATTTTGTCCTTGACGGTCTTCTTACCCGACGAGTATGATTGGCTCACTCTTCAGTTAAGGAGATGAAATGAAGTTTCTTCTGACCATGCACATGCCGTCAAACCAAGGTAAACCAGTCCATCAAATGACCTGCGAAATAAAGGGCGTAACAAACATCGTTGAGTTTTATGATGTCCTGCATAGAAATGATTTCATCATTGTCGATGAATACTACTACGACGCAGAGGATCGCTTCCAATCTGCCGGAAAGTACAAGCTTCGCGGCACAAACATCGTGAACTGTGCCTTTATTGGCAAGATCCGCGTTCTTGAGGAGCGGTAAATGGACCCCCACAACACACTCAAAGAGTGCGCACGTCTGATTGGCGAGCGCGGAGAGGACTACGGAGGGATTGAGGACAACTTTGCTAAGATCGCCGTCATCGCCTCGCTGGCGACTGGGGTCAGGTTCACAAATTACGAAGTGGCCATGATCCTTGTGGCCACGAAGCTCGCGCGCATGTCCGGGAATCGAGACAAGCGCGACAACTATCTGGACGCCATCAACTACTTAGCCTTTGCATCGGAGATGAAACATGGGACCGCTGACCGCGATGGATCTTCTACTGTCCCTCCCGCTGGAGGGAGCGAGCAATAAGCCTTGCCACATAGCCAATCCTGAACTGTGGGAGGCGTGGTGCTCCGCGATGGATCGTCCGCATGATAACCCGACAGATGTCTGGTCGGAGTATGACGTGGCAAGCTCGGTGGAGACGATGCTTCGCAAGTACATTCGTGATCGGGTTGCAGGGGAACGAGTGGAATGAACATCGAGGAACAGCGGGCGCATTATGCGGCGGTTAAGAGCCGCCTTGCGCCAAAGGCTGCGCCTGTCGTAAGGGTCGAGAGGCCGCCAAAGATTGAACAAGACACGATGAGAAAGGAGCAGCGGCACGTCGCAATGCTGATGTACGGGCTGCCAATTGTCTCGCCAAGCATCAGGGCTTCTGTCTCGTCAATCTTGTTGGCCTACAACGTCTCTTGGGTCGCGGTGGTGGGAAGAGGACGCAGGCACCGTGTCTGCATGTGCCGGCGTGCAATCACTTGGTTACTGCACACTCGTGGGTGGTCGTATCCGAAGATCGGAGAACTGATGAAGCAGGATCATTCCACATGCGTCTACGCCGTCCACAGGGCAAATTCTTGGCAATATCCGAATGACAATAAAATTAGGAGAGGTCGTTAAGCATGATTTTAACCCCGAGAATGCTCAGAGAGATTAAGCCGGTTGACCCCTTCGTGGAGAGGTCTGTGGCGAACGGCATGACTTATGGCCTCGGTCCCGCCGGCTATGATGTTAGAATCATGGAGCGCCTTCTTTTGAGGCCGGGCGCGTTTGCGCTGGCGTCAACGGTGGAGCGCTTCACCATGCACGACGACATTATCGGCTTCGTTCACGACAAATCGACATGGGCTCGAATGGGGCTCGCAGTGCAGAACACCGTCATCGAGCCCGGCTGGTATGGCTGGCTGACGCTAGAGTTGACCAATCATGGATATAGCGAGATCATGATCGAGTCCGGATCGCCCATCGCTCAAGTGGTGTTCCATATGCTGCCGGAGCCGACAGAGTTGCCATACAGGGGCAAGTACCAGAACCAGCAGCGTGGCGCGCAAGTGGCGAAGCTTGAGGAATAACATTAAAAGCACCGCGTTGTCGGAGGGACAAACATGAAATCAGTTTCGCTGCGCCAGCACCGGGGCAACTACAGCCCGGAGAAGAGACGCCAGAAAGCAATCGCTGGCGCGGCGAAGAGCAAGATCCTAAATGACTTTAAGCCAGTGACGTTGGCTAAAGTGAAGTCTTTAACTCTGGAAGAGATAGAGAAAAAGTACGGCAAGTGAAAAAGCATTTTTCGTCAACCGCAGTGCCTATGGAGTGAATGGTCCTGCCAGCAACAGGAGTTAGTATGCGAGCGCTTATCGTTATTGTGGCCCTCTTGGCGTCTTCAGCGTCAGCATTTGCAGAAATGTCCTCTGCCGAGTTCTTTGCGCGTGACAGGTCGGGAAACTGGAGGGACGCTCAGGTCCAGACCGCACCATCAGCCCCCGCAGCGCGGGGAGACGTGCAAAAGATCGTCGCCCGGCAGGCGGCGCAAAAGCTGGGTCCGCAGTGGGTGGATGCCGCGCTACGCATAGCTAAACTGGAAAGCGGATTTAACTGTCGGGCAACGGGGCCCAGCACCCGCCACGGACGGGCGAAGGGCGTGATGCAGGTCATGCCGGGATCCGCGAGAGGGCTGGGATACAACCCCGCTAGGCTCCACGAGTGCGAGTATGGCGTGGCCGCCGGGGTGGCGCATATGGCGCTGTGCATTAAGCATGGCGTCCGAACGACGCAAGAAATGGCGCGTTGCCACGTTGCCGGCGTCGGCGGATGGAACAAGAAACTCAATCGCAACGCTGAGAGGTACAAGCAGCGTTATGCGGCTATGATTATCGAGAGAAGAATGTAAACTCGAAGAACATCGGGATGTCCCTGATGTGTGACAGCCGTCTTCCGGCCTCGCCGAAAGACTCTGTCGTGTCCCTGACTTGGCTCCCGGTGATAAGCCGGGAGCCTTTTTCATTGGAAATTAGGCTTTAGCCTCCAAAGCAGCAACGCGCGCCGACAATGCGTTGATTTGCGTGGCTGCCTCTTGCAGAGCCGCCGTCAAGACAGGCACCAGCTTGGACAGATCTATACCTTGATAAACAGGGTTGCCCTCTGCATCGACGGCATTGGACTGGCCTGTGACAGCCTGCGGGATCACCTGCTGAACCTCGTCAGCGATGAAGCCGAGAACTTCGCCCAAGGCGGGATTGTTGATCCACTCAAACGTAACCGGGCGGAGCTGCGCCACCAGCGAGAGCCCTGTGGTTCCCGTGACGGGCTGAATATTCTCTTTCAGACGCCGGTCAGAAGACGTGTTGTAAGAGACCGCCGAGCCGTTGGTCGTGATGTTGCCAATGATCGTTGGGCCGTTAAAGCAGAAACCAGCCAAGGCGTTGCTTATGTTATTTACGCGGAACACAGCGGCGCCATTTCCGGCGGCACCCGAAGAATAGTTGTAAAACTCACTTGCCCAATCTGTGTTGTTCACAAACCTAGCGCGTGCGGCGCTAAAGCCTGAATTGATGGCCAAGTCGGGGCCGGAAAACAAATTGTTTCCGTTGACGTTGAACGTCAAAAAATTACCGGCATTAAATCCAGCGAAATAAGCGTTTGTGTCTGTGTTTAACCTAACAAGTGCGCCGCCTGTGTTTGCCGGGCACAAAATTGAAACTGACTCATTTCCACCACTGACGGGTGTGGCTGTTCCAACCCGAACCGATGCAGCGTTGCTGATCGTGGTGCCGGTCATAGTCGCATTGGTGACAAGCGCCACGTTTCCTGAGCCGCTCGTGCCCAAGCCACCTAGAAAGCCACCGTTGTTGTACAGGATGTTGCTGGCGGTAATTTCGGAGATGGTCGTTGATGTGCTGAGCGACGAAGACGGGGCCGCCGTCGAACGCGCCAGACGGATGTTTCCAAGCTTGTCGGAATAGACGATTTCCGCCTGCCCTTGAGGGATAACAACCGTCGTTCCAGAAACGTTAGTGGTGCCAATCGTAAAGGTGAATGGACCGTTTGTCGCGTTCCGGACGATCCACTGGCCGCCAACAGCAGACGGAATGTTGTAGCGGACGTTGCCAGTGAGAGTTGATCCGCTCTGAAGAACGAGGTTCCTGTAATTAGCCTCACTCAAGTTATGTGTATCTGAGACCTGTGTTAAATTAGTTACATCGCCAAATGCCGCATCGATATAGTCCCAGTCTGTGTTTATCGGGCCACTCCAGCCAGTCGCCTCGCCGGAGAATTCGTTATAAAAAGGGCGAATGAGCTTCTTGTTGTTGGTAGTGTCAGGCATGCCCCTTCTCCTCAAATATGCTGATTAGCAACCTCAAGAGCCTTGGCCACCGTGTCGTCGTCGGTGTTCAAAAGCTTTTCGGTGCTGGACGTTACATGATGTTTTGCGCTCTTGGCGAGAGCCTTCAGGTTCACCGCCCCGCCTGTGGCGCGACCGCGACGCTGAAGCGGGATGGTGAGTTCGCGATACATTTCTTCGGTCGTCTTGGGCGTCGGGGTCGGCTCGTCTGGGAGACGCTCCGCCGCGAAGCCAAGGGCAGGGCCGCGTGAGGCTATCTCGCGCAGGAAGGCGTTGAGGCGAAGTGTGTTTGCCTCGGACGGCTTTTGCGCCAAGAAACGTGCGAACTGAGGATCAGTAACAGCGCGCTGGAGAGCCGCCATAGCTTGCTCTTGCGTGGTGCCATACACCATGCGCGCAGCAAACCGGGTCACGGGGGTCATGACTTGCGATGCCGTAGCGCCTGCGGCGGCCCCCAGAGCCTCAAAGGCAATCTGGGCGGGGATAGTCATGCCGAGCGCCTTGCCTGCGCCGTATCCCGCCGCAGCCCCAGCAAATGAGCCAATAGCGCGTCCATGCAACAACGTGAACATATCGCCGCTCGACAGCAGCTTTAGTCGCTGCTGCGCACCCTGCGGAAGCTCTTCGTTGACCGGGAGCTTCTTCAAGATGTTGGCAGACTGATTGACGCGGTCGATGAAGGCGCGACCATCCGGGTCAGTCACAAATTTATTGATGTCTGCCCGGTTATTCTTGATCCAGCTCGACAGCTTTGCCGGATCACGCTGTACGGCGTCCGACAGGGACATGACGATCTGGTTGCCGAGCCCCGTGTTGGCGATCTGGTCTAAGCGCGCCTCAAGGCCGGGAACCTCGCGGATCAAGCCGTCGTAGCCGGGGTTCTTGCGAAAGCTGGCAATCATTTCCGGCGTAATAAACGCCTTTCCGCCAAGGATCTTCGATACGACCCAATCCCCGACAGGGCGAGCTACATCGACGCCCGGAATGTTTTGGATCTCGCGGTAGCGCGATAGCGCCTCGTCGGGTGATCCGAGCACCTTGGACAGGAATAGCTCCGGCTCAATGACCGGGCGACCAGCCTCAGAATGATACCGGCTATGAACCTCGGAAAGGGGCTTCGTGGCTGGCGTCTCAAACGTGCTCTTGTACTCGCGCGTCATTGTGCGCGCGTTGTCAAACGCCGCACCAACTTCAGAGGGCGTGACACCCTTCATGAAGATATTGGACACGGCCTTCGTGTCCGTCATCATGTCGTCGAGCTTGGTTGAGATGGCCTTTGCAGCCGTAACCGCCGAGGGCTTGGCCGTCGGATCGCGCAAAACCGAGTTCACATCCGCCTTGAGTCTTTGCACGTCGGCGAACGGGATCTGGCCCCCCGGATAATTTCGCAGCGCCTCGACCTGCTGCATGATGTCGTTGCCGATGCTCAGCCGGGCGGTTCCCATTTCCTTGAACGCATCGTCAATCGCCCGGCCCACAGCACTGGAGTTGTAGCGCGCTTGCGTAAAAGCAGGATGATCCCACGCGGCCTCATAAGCCACGCGGGCCGGCTCTTGGATGGCTCGGTAAAGGTTCTGCGCCTCTGCCGATGACATAGACATCGGGTTAACGGTCGTGTCTTTGACGCCGCCCGGCTGGATCTCCTCCGGAATTGCGGCGGCGGCGCGCTCAACGATCATGCGGCTCTGGTCGGCCTGCGTGCGCGCGGCCTGCTGCCCACCCGGCACGGCGCGCTCCAGCGCCTCCATGCGTGAGCCGTAAGCCTGCGCCGAAGTAGGATCCACACCCACTAGCGTGTCGCCAACCATCGGCGGACGACTAGCGACGTTCGGGTCGGTCTCACGAATGATGTCGCCAGCGATGCGCTCGCTGCGTTCCGCCGTGGCGGCAGGCGTGCGGCCAGCTATGGCACGACCAGCCAGCATGCCGGGAACGACGCCAAGGACGCGCGCAGCGGCCTCGTCGTCAGTACCTCTTAAGGCTTCGCCAGCGGCCCCGCTGGTTGCCCCAGCCCCCGTGGTGGTCGTAAGTTCACGCACCGCGGCCTGACCCGGCCCAGCGGCTCTGGGCGCACCCAGCGCGCCACGCACACCCATCGACACGGCGGACGTGGCGGGTACTTGCCCAGCGAACTCGCCAATAGTGCCCACGATACGGGATGCTGGCGTCTTGCCTTCATACTTGATGCTCGGAACAGCTCCGGCGGCCAAGTTCACCATGGACTGCCCGGTGGGGAAAGGAAGTCCGGCAATTCTGTATTCGGTTCCGGCGCGCTCGCCCGGCGTCATGCGCTCCTCAATTGGCGCGAGCCGCTCCTCATATGCCTTTCGGGCAGCTCCGGGCTGCGCCTTGCCGCGCAACTCCTGAACGCGATTTTGAACCCATGCGGCGTAGGCAGGGGAGCGCTCGTAAAGCTGACCGATGTCGCCGACGATTCCCGGCAGCGACACGATTCCGCGCCCCACACCCGCCGCGCCAGCGCCAAGAATGTCAGCGGTATGCTCGCCGAAGGTCTGCGGCGTCTTCGGCGTTTCTTGGCTGCGTCTCCGCTCGACGAACTCTGCCTGACGGAGCCGCTCGAAAGGGTCTTCGTCGGGTCGTGTGGATGGCGCAGGCGCGTTGATCGGGGGGAGGTGACCGAACGGGTCTTGCTCGTTCATCAGTTGGTCCTCCAGTAGCGCGCCAGTCCGGGTGTATCAAATCGCGCATCAAATCGACGCGACGATGATGGGTCTTTTCGAAGAATATCGACAGCACTTTCGCGCCGCGTCACAGTCTGTCCGTTGACGCGCTCAGTGATCGGGAAGGCTTGCATCGACGCCTTAAGCCTTTGCCTCTCAAGGTCGTAGCGGTCGCCCATCTCTTTGTTAAAGTTGTCGTAGACGTTCAGTGCGGTGCCATAGCGGCGCGTGTAGGCGTCGTAGTAGCGAGCGAAATCGCGATCCCGCTGAAACTCCACCAACATATTGGCGATGATGGTGTTGGCAGACTCCTTGTCGAGGTTTCCGCTAGGCATTGCGTTGCGGATTGAAGTAGCAACAGCCGCAGCATTAAATCCGCCCTGCGCAGCCATTTGCACAGACCCAAGCTCTTGGATCTTGCGAATGATTTGAGCATCTTGAATGTCCGAGCCGACATCAATCTGCGCGCCGGGGAGCCCCGCAATTTTGGCCGCCGTATTGTAGATGTTCACCAGAGCCGCACGACCCTCCTGACCAGCGCCTTCTCCGGTAAGGTTGTTAGTGCTGATGCGGTTAACCGACGTGGCCAGAGACCACAAATCAGAGATACTACGATCCGTCGCGCGAGATGCGTCACGAATTGCCTGAGCAGTAGCCGCCTCTTTTTCTGCCCGCTCACGCAGGTTTGGCACCGTGTTGATCGCTGCCTCAATGGCGCGCGGATTGTTAATGTTGACGCCCGGAGGCAACACGCTGCGGATGTACTCGTCCGAAATTCCGCCGCGTGCCGGGGTCACGTCGATGCGGTACTCGCCCTCCTTCGGGATCTCAATTGCACCAACCCGCGTGACAGGGCCAGTGGCGGCAGGAGGAGCAGCGGCAGGCGGACCGGCTTGCGGAGCGGTCTCTGCGGTTGCAGGAGGCTCCCGCGCCGGCTGTACACCGGATGGCGGGGGCGCGGGAGGAAGGGCGTCCGCCGTCGGGCGCCCGGCCACAGGCTGTCTGCTGCCAGCGGTAGGAGGTGCCTCACCACGCGGACTCGCCGTGCGTACGGCCTGTTCGACTTCGCGCCGGGTTTGCGGCAGGAGATTGTACCTGTCAGGGTTCTCCAGCACTTCGTAGAAAGGAACGTAGCGCATGCCGCCACGTCCATCAGAGACAAGCACAGCCTGCGGGAAGCCCCTTGCGTCGTACTTGATGGACGCTCCCGCCGCCTGCACGTTCGTGAGCCCCGTCCGGGCGCTGGCCTCATCGGCCTCGGACTGCTGTTTCTGAAGGCCAGTGTACGCACTTGTGCCGCCAACGAGCCCTTCGCCAATAGCACTGGCCAGATACGGAGACCTTGACGCCAGCATTGATCCGATGCCGGCGAGCGCAGGAACCCAGAGGTTTTCGGACGTAAGAGCCTGTTTTGTTTCAGGCTTCATGTCGCGACCGAACATGCCACCGATTAGGGTTGCGTAAGGCGAGCGAGAAGGAATTTGCTCGGGAGGGATCACTCCGCCAATTGGGCGCTCACCGCTCGCGACACCCGGCGGCGGTGATCTTCCCGCCTCCCGTGCCCGCAAGATACGCTCCTCATCTTCAGATCTGGGCGTGCCGCCCTCTTGATAGCCCTGCCGAGGCGCGAGGCCCGCCGCCACGTCAGTGGCGCGCTTGTAATCGACCATCTTGAGGCCGCCGAGGCCGGCAACCGCATCGCTATGTCCATTGTGCTCCAGATCCTGCGCCATGAGGCCGATCTGGGTCTTGGGCGAGCCCTTCATGTTGTAGCGATAGATCGGCTGGCCGTCGTAAAGCTCGCCGACTGGCTCGATGTTGTCCTTCATGCGGGCATCGGACGGCAAAAACATCATCGCCGTTTTGGCGATGGATGCTGCCTTTGAGCCCGCATCCAGAAGCTCACTAGCGCCACTCTGGCCCGGCGCACCAAGCTTGCCCGCAGTCATCAGCTCGCGCTTTTGATTGTCAGCCTCGCCAATCTTCTGAAGCGGATCTTCGCCCATATCACTGGTGGAGTAAGGCATACCGCCGCCAGCATACTCACCTCGCGTCAAGCCGCCGCGATAGAACAGCTTGTCACGATCCCACTCAGCCTGCGGCAGTGATTCAGCGATACTGTCCGCTCCCTTCGGGGGCGGAGGGGCCGCGCGAGAGGGGCCCGCTTCTCCGCCTCCAAGGCCAGAAAGAAATCCCTGACGGCTGAACTCGCCGCCTTTGCCCAAAAGACCACGGCTAGCCGCAGAGTCCCTAGTGGCGGGGGAGCCAGTCAGCGCCTCTTTGCCCGTCTTGGCGAGCCCGGCAATCTTTGATCCGGTATCCAGCGCTTCACTGAGACCAGAGGGGCGCTGCTGCGGCAGGCTGCCAGCGGTGACGAGCTTCGGCTGCGCCATCTGCGACTGGGGGATGTAGCCGGGAGCACCAGCCCCACCAGTGCCAGCGCCACCATACAAGCCCTTCCCACCGTAGAACGCAAGCGGCTGGCCGATGGCGGCCAGAATGGCTCGCATGTCGTCGGACCCGACAACCTGACCACCAGAGGCATACGCGCCAGAGCGGGCAACGAGGCCGCCCATGGACTGGGAGCCAACCTCGCCGCCAAACCCGTACCGGGGAGCCTGCACGCTTCCCTTGCCTGCGCTCGGCTGAAAGCCGCTCTGAGTAGGAAGACCCATCTGCGGAAGCTGTGGCCGAGGAGACTGAACAGAGTTCTTGCCGCCGATAGACGGACCACCTACCGGAGCTGGCACGGGAGGCTGAACAGAATTTTTGCCGCCAATAGAGGGGCCACCGGTCGGCAGCGCCGAGGGCGCAGAGCTGCCGGCAGCGCCAGAGGCTACACCCTGACTGCCCGGCGGAAACTGGAACTGCTGGCCATTAGCCATATTCTGCTGGGCCTGAAAATCAGACACTGCACCAGACGGCGTACCAAGCCCCGTGGCCCTATTATTCACGTCGTTATAGCGCGCCATCACCTCAGAGGGGATCTGGACCTGCGGTTGAGCGCTCTGGTTGCTCATCATCGCACTTTGCGAGGGCGCAAATTGATTAGATGTGGAACCAGACAGTGCGCCCGTCCCCATCGCACTTTGCGAGGGTGCAGGGGACGGACTATAAGACGGAGCCTGCACACCTCCCTTGCCGGCACCGCCGCCAAAGGCGCGAGACTGGCGACCTTCTGGCGCTACTACTTTTCGGCCATTAATCTCACCGACCAGCTCTGGCGCGCTCTTCTCGATGTCCTGCGCCATGGGACCAACGCGCTTGGGCGGCATGGGCCGACCATCGCGCTCCGCAGCCTCCACGTCGTCCTTGTAGTCGTAGGCATAGAGCCCCTTGCCGAGGGGCTGGACGTTGGTCTTCTCGCGCTCGTCCGAAAAGAACGGAGCCATCTGCGTTGTGGCAGTCGTTGACCCGGACAGCGCGCCCGTCCCCATCGCGATGTTCGCGAGGAACTGCGCCGTCTGGAAGTCGTATCCGCGCTCTTGCAGGAACTGATTGTAGAGCGCCTGCAACCCGGCCTGCTGCGTCTGCTGCTCAGCCGTACCAGCCGCAAGCTGCGCCTGCGCGCCGGCAAGAGCAGACTGCTGGGCCTGCGCGCCGAGGCCACCAAGCTGCTGGCCGGCCATCATCTGGCGTTGAAGATCCTGCGCCTGCACGCCCTGCTGGCCCATCGCCGTCTGGACGGCGTTTTGGTAGGCCTGCTGGTACAGGGGCGAGATCGCCTGCGCCGTTGCAAGCCCCTGCTGGCCCTGAAGCTGTGCTCGCTGAATGCCCGCACGGTCGCCGCCGAACGCGCCAGCCTTAATTGCCTCCGCCTGCTGCTGGGCGAGCTGCTGGCCCTGCTGCTGCTGGAGCCCGGCCCGCGTGGCGTCAACCACTGACTGCGTGTACGGGTTTTGATACTGTTGGATCTGCTGCGAAGTGAGGGGCCCAACAGCCTGCGCGCCGCCCATGGTGAGGCCGGCGGCGGTGTTGAAGTACGGCTGGGTCATCCCAGCCGCCTGATTGATGTTCTGTATGCCCGCCTGCTGCGTCTGCGTTAGGGGCGCAACGAATGCGTTCGGGTCTCGGCTATAAGCCTGAAAAGGTTTACTGGCGGCGGATTCTGCCCTCGCGTTAACGGCGTTGTAACGCGCCATAACCTCTGGCGGGATCTGAACCTGCTGGGTAGCTGTTTGGGTTTTTCCGCCGCCGCTCATATCAGCCCCTCTGCTTACTCAGCCGCCTCGCGCCATTCGCCGGTTCGGACGCCATACAAAAAGTACGCTCCAGAAGGCTTCCCAAAAATCCGCTCGTACATGCGGATTTTACCTTCCGTCCGATGGTTGGAGAGAACGCCAATGGTCAGCGGGATCCCCAATTCATCCGAGACTTTCTTCCCGAACTCACAAAGCTTGCGGGCCCGCCCGCCTTTTACAGCCCTGAAATCCGGATGAATAAAAACAGCCCGTTCCTCAAGTATTGCATCGTCACTATACCAGATGTTGCCAATTCGCAAAAGGATTGCGCCTTGGGGCTTCTGGCCGGGAACTCCGACAATACCGACGATACCCTTGTCCCGGTTCAGGGCGGGCCAAATCTCTCCCAAAAGCCGCTCCGCATTCGGCTTTACGAAGCCGTTTTCCTCGCAGGCGGCCAGCGCCAGATCCATGATGTCGTACACGTCGTCTGGGTTTCCGACCCAAACCTTCAGATTGTCGGCCATAGTTCTCCCCTTATCTGCCTCAGTCACGGCGAGGCCCCGGAAGCTTTTTGAGCGTGCTAATCGTCTCCGCTCGGGTCTGCTTAATCCATTCGTCCAGAGCCTTGTGCCCGGCGTCCATGTCGCCGCCGCCAGCCCAAGCAACCTCATCGGGCGTCAGAACGTACTCACCACCGGCTGCGACAATGGCCACGGGATCGCCAACGGGGCCACCCTCCGCATATCCGCCAGACGGCGCGTTCCGAAACATGGTTTTAACGGTGCGGAACCCCGCCATAGTGTTGCCCTCGCCGAGGGCGGAAACAATGTCGGCTGGAATGACATACGAACCGGATGGAACGTGCATGGGGAGGTGATCCGTCCGCCCCGCGACGGGCGAGTGGATCGGCCCAACGTGCGTCTTGGATACGGTGGGCGTCTGCGGCTTCGGGGGAGACATGCCGCCCATGGCCTTCGTCTCTCGCGCCGTCTTGAGGGCGATGGCGATAGCCTGCTTCTGCGGGCGGCCCGAGTGAACCAGCTCGCTGATGTTGGCGCTAATGGTCTTCTGAGACTTACCTTTTGCGAGCGGCATTTTTACCCCCGAGAGTATGTCACATTGACTGATTGACCCGTTCCGGGAGTGATAACCAGCCCATTCGTGAAGACCATGTTTGCCGGATAAACGCCAACAGTATTGGGCGTGGCCACAAGAGCCGTCGCAGCCGTCCCGCCGCCCGGCGTTCCAGCATTGTAGATAAATCCGTTGGCGGAGCCGGCGACAACAACCGCAAACGAAATTAAGCGCCCCCTTCCCGTAAGCACGAGAGTTGAAGCGGTTACAGTCGCAGATGTGTCCGTTGGGTTAAGCGCTGAGAGAGCTTGAAAGACGTTGTTTATAGCGACAACGCCATTCTTCTGCGTGGTGAGAATGTCGCCTAGAGACGCCATCAGTATTTCCCATCGGGCTGGATGCGGTAGCGGATATTACCAATACGCCAGAACGATCCGATGTCGTTACTGTCCACCTTGATGGAGACGAGCCTTCCCCGGAAACGCGGCGTAATAAATGTGGTTGATTGCGTCATGGTGTAGGGGCCGTACTGTAACGGCGTTTGCCCAGCATAATCAGTAACATAGAACGTTATCTGAACCTGCGCGCCCTGAGTTCCGCCATAATAGCCCCACTTCATGTCGGGCCAGATCTGATCAATAAACATCTTCACGTCCGCCTCAGACAGGGCAAAGTAGCCCGTCTGGAAGCTGGCGTTGATGGCCTGACCGTCCGCGTCCGGAGACGTTTCGTGCTGGTAGATAAAGCGATCTGGGGCCGCACCAATCGGTGGGCCGAGGACGCTCTCATTGATCCATGCGGTGCGCGCGAGAGTGCCGAAGTCCCACTGATCGATGAGAAAGTTGTATTTGACGTAGTGGCTCACCTCGCCGCCGTTGGAGCGGGTGGGATAGAACCACGAGATCTCACCAAACCGAGAATTGGGAGCAACGCGGATCTTGTCGTAGTTGTCTGTGTCCAAATCTTGGAAAATAACGTCCCAAATCGGACAGCGGATCGGCTCGACGCCAGATCCCGCGAGGCGGAAGAACTGGCTCTGCCCCATCCAGTAAACGATACCGTTGACGGACGTGGCCGCCTTGCGCCCAATCAAACCGCAGCCAGTACCGACTTCGTTGAACTGATAGACATACGGAGGGCCAACGTACTGCATGGCCCACACGGCAAGGTCCGTCCATATCAGGCCCTGCTGCGGGCCCTGAATGGCCTGAATGATCTTGGAGCCCTTTGGGATCCGGTAGGATCCGGCCTGATTTGTGACGAGGCCGATCCACGAATTGTAGTCGCCAACATCGCACCAGCGGATCAAGAGCGGATCTTTGATGCCGTTGAACGTGCTGCCGTAGGCAACGATCTGTCTTTGTGGCATCGCCACAAAGCAGCCCTCATTCACCTGTGGAGCCTCAGAAATGATAGTGGCGACAGGGTTGTTCTCTGACGGTGACCACTGATAAATCGGCCCATTCAGAGGACTGGCGATCAGCGTTTCGCCCCAGTTGTCCAGTGACCAATCTATCGCCGTAATGGCGGTTCCCGGCAGGGACGGCGTGACAACGCCGGAGCCATAGCCACCGGCTCCGTATCCGCCAACGCCATAACCAGCGTTCGCCTGCTGGGGACCAACTCCATCGTAATAGACAAAGTAGGCATTGCCGTTGTTCTCGCTGATAGTTGCGGTAGAGGTTGCAGAGCTGCTCGCTGTAATGACGAAGGTGTTGGTCGTGGCGGACGAAACAGTATAGTTCCCGGAAAGAGTGATACCACCGACAGTGGTTGAAATCAGGATTGGGAATGAGTCGCCGTTAAAAAAGCCGTGATTGCTCAGGGTCACAGTGACACGAGAAGACCCTGATGTAGTTGCAAATGACGGGACTGATCCGCCAGTAGTTCCAGACGTAGCAAACGCCGGACCGCCAAGGGCATCCTTAGCTTGAATGGAAAACTGGTTAGCCCCAATTTGCGTGACATTATAGAGGCCAAACAGAATGAGGCCGCTAATGCTTATTTGCGTGCGAATATCAACAACATCGAACGAATCAAGATTGCTTTCAACTGCATTTATGACGACGGTTGAACTATTGGACGTAGTAGTAATGCTAACTGGGACATTGGCCGCTGTTCGAGTGCGCGGCGTAATCGTAAGCTGACCAGCGCCAAGTATGGCAGAAAGAGATTCTGTCGCCCCAACACCCAGCCATGACTGCTCTGTTTCGCTAAGATCTTTCCACGCCCACAGGGCCCGAACAGTAGAGCCGATCTGGCTGGGAAAATATCTCGTCCAGCCGCCCAGCTTCTGCACCAAGCCAATGCCATTCCTGTCCGGGATGAACCGGACCAGATTGGTGTTGGAAATGGCGGCCTCATTGAGGGCCAGCGTCTTGTTCTGATCAACGCCGGGGATGAGCTTGAGCGACTGATGCGGCATGGATCATCACCTCGTCGGGGTCGCGACAGGCGACGGGCTCTGAGAAGACCACGCAGAAGCCTCAAACTTCTTGCGGGCCTCTTCGATGGCAGCGCCCTTCAGGAGTGCGTTATACTGGCTCTCATACGTGACCGACATCTGAGGGTCGTCGTTCGCGCGCCCGAAGTTACGCTGGTACGCCGAGACGTAGATCATGCTCGCCATGATGAACAGATCGGGCAGATACAGGCTAATGAACGTCGTCGGATTGGCCGAGGATAGGCTGTCTGGCCTGAAGGTGCCGACGATCTCGACGCCATACGCCTGATCTGGCACGGGGCCGAACAGGAAGATGTTGTCGCTAAAGGGCACAAAGTATTTCGGCATCGCGCGGTTCGCCGTGGCGTTAGATCCGCACACGATGTCGAGGAACTCCTTCGTCGTCGGCAAGCATGAGTTGCGCGTGACGGTCGCGCCGTTGGGATTGGTCTGACCAACGGGCGTCAGGATGTTGATCTGTTCGGACACAACGAGCGTACCGGGGGGAATCGTCAGGCTGCGAATGCCGGGCGTCAGGGTGTATCCAGAAACGCTCGTGGATGTGCTGAGAAAGTCCAGATCGCGGTAGATCCGGTTTTCGGCGTAGGTGATCATCTGCGGGAGCACAATCACAAACGCCGGGTCGTTCTCTTCAACGACCGCCATCGTCGCGATTTGCGACTTATATGTTGTGTAGGTTAAGCCTGTCGTCATGATCAATCCGCCAGTTTTGCGAAACTGTACACGATTTTGGCTACTTACACCACGCGGCGCGCTTGGCGTTGTTCACCTTTACTTCTGTGATCGTTTGCTGCGTGTCCTTCTGGCTCCATGAGACTGGCTGCCAGAAATCGCAGGCGTTAATCCCGCCGGTGCCCGTCGTTCTTGAGCAGCCCGCCAGCAGCAGTGTCGCGGCGCACAGCGTTATCAGCTTCAATCGCATTTCTCGCCCTCCGTTCACGCTCTCTGGCCTGATCCTGCTCTAGGGCTGCCTTGCCCTCCGCACGGCCCTTCAGATAAGCCGCAAATAGGATGGACAGGGCCGCCCCGATGCCGGCCAACCAGCGTCCGATGGGTGAGAACAGCCACATCATTGCGCCACCTCCCTCGACCATTTGCGGATCCGCTCACGCAGAACCCAAGCGGCGGCGGCGATCACCACAACAGCGAGGAGAACGATGACGATCTGGGCATTGCCGTCAAGCGAGCCGATAGCAGTCACCGCAGCGCCGGCTCCAGAGGCTATCTGGATGGCAGTGGCGCGCACTGTCGTGCTCTCTGTCAGTTTTGGCTGCGGGGGCTTCTTGGCCAGCCAGCGCTGGACGTTGAAGCCGGGGCAGGCCTTGGCGGCGACTTCATTGTGGCCGCGCACGAACTTGATGTCCGCGCGGGTCTTGATCTCCTCAATGAGCTTGAGAAGAGCCGCCTCCTGCTCCGCCGTGTAGTGGTCGCGGAAGTGGTCGTTTTCGTTGGAGCCGTGGCCGCCGATCAGGCAGATGCCAATGCTGCCAGTGTTGTGGCCGACAACATGCGCGCCCGGCATGCTCTCATCGCGGCCTACGCCGACAGTACCGTCCCGGTCAATAACGTGATGATAGCCAATAGTGCCAAAACCGCGCTTCTTGTGCCAGCGAATGATTTCCGTGATTTTAGAGGATAACGGCTTTCCCTCCATCCAATCCGGCTGGGTGGCCGAGCAGTGAATGAAGATGGCATCAACCGCCTTTTTCCCGTGCCGCAGCATGGCGTCCTCATGGTCTAAGGTTTTTGTCGGCCTTCCCTTCCAGCTTGTCGTAGATGCGCTGGAACATGTCCTCGATATGCTGCATGCGCTTATCGAGGTCATTTTTGTTGACGTAGGTCTTGGGAAGCTCGACCTCCAACTCGTGGAGGTCTTCTTTTAGCTTCTGGAGCGACTCCCAAATGATCCTCGCCCACCAGCCGATGCCGGTCAAAATGATGCCGCCAGCGACGTTGATGAGCGATTGGGCATCCATGGTCACGCGGCCTCCGCCTGCGGAAGGGCGTATTTGCGGAATATGGCCGCGAACGCGCTTCCAGAGCTTCTCAAATACTCTTCGTTCACCTGCGACAGAACATTGTCGGACCACAAAGAGTCCCACAAGTGTATCGCATAGGTCTCTTCCATATTAAACTCTGAAGCAGGTTTATGGAAGACGGACTGATCGTCCCAGTAGAACGGGCAG